GCGGAAAAACTCGGGCCGGTCATTCATAAACAGTTTGGTCCGGTCAATGCGAGCGCGCTGGATTGCGTTGTCAGGCACGAGACCGGCGGGAGTTTTGAAGCGCTTCGAGCCCTTCGAGATTCCGCCACGTCCTGCAGTGTTGAGACATCCCGCGTGACATCCTGCCTGCTCCGCCATGGGGCAAACGTTGAACCCGGACATCTTGTACGGGGCGAGGTAGAGAACCGCAGTCAGGTAACCTTGTGCCTGACCTTTGACGGTCTTCGCGTTGGCGTCGATGTTAAGTAACTTTCTCATGACACCACCTCCACTTTGATCGAATGATCGATGGCTGATTTCGCAGCCCAGTTCGGCAAGGTCAATGCGCGCTGGCATCGCTGCGCATCTCCGACCGGTGACAGGATCAGCTCGACATATCCGGGCTGGCTTCTGTGCTCGCGATCAACGCGCCACTCGCGGTCGATCAGGTCAATGATGGTTTTCATAACTCGTGCTCCTTCAGGTTTGAACAGTGGGATCAGCATCGCGCCGCCCCAATAGATAATGAAGATCAAAGCGCATACGTCGCAGGCGCTCATGAGATGCTCATCAGTAATTCTTCGGCACCGTAGACGGTGGCTTCGCCGCAGCTCTCGCAGGTGTACTCGCGGGCATCAGGTTCGACGCCGTCACACTCGTCACCGCACGTGATGCAGATGCCGGGTGATGACATGCCGAACATTGATTCCTCGGCGAGGGCCGCGATGCGGTCGGGGTTCAGGGTTGCGCGTACTTTTGTGGATCTCATTTCGTGCTCCTTTTTGTGGGTGATTTCCCACTGTAAACCCATTATACCACGGGAGCGCTCTTGTGTCAAATCCGGTGATTATGTTAAATAGACCCCTGCCTGGATTATGTTAAATAGGACGATCAGGCAAAAAGAGACCGCGACAGTGCGCGGCCTCAGTTGCTGGTTTTTCAGCGGTTCATGATTCGCCCTCCTTCAGTTTGTTCAGGTCATCCTGTAGCAGTCGCACGTAGTTGCTCGCGTGCGAGATCTCGGCCTGCGTTCCGTTCAGCTCCCGGAGATCTTCGAGCCATCCTTTGGCGTCGTCGATCTCAGCTTGCTTGCGTTTGATTGCGGTCGTCACATTATACTCCTACGATTTCGATTGGCAGATAGACCAGAGTCTCAAGGGCTCGCGTGACTGCGACGTACTGCAGGTTGTGCTCCTGCTCCAGCTGCCACTCCTGCGTTGCCCAGCGTGATGGCATCAGGTCCGGGTTCAGGATGAACACTCGCGGTGCTTCCAATCCTTTCGCCTTGTGCACGGTAGCGAGCGTGGTGCCCCCGTGACTGTCGCTGAAGATATCCTCAATCGCTTTGATCAGCTCGGGCACCGTGTCGAGCCCAGCGCTCAGGATGTTGATGCAATCGACCTTGTCCTGTATCGCTGCGATCTTGCCCTCACTGCGCTCAGCCTTTTTGATCATGCGCTCGGACCACTTCACAAGCTTGGGCCTGAACTCTTCGAGATCCGTGGTCCGTTTGCCTGCAGCCTTTTTGACTACGTTGACCAGACCCTTGCCGATCTCGCGACCCATCACGTGTACGCGCTTGCCTTCGCTGATGCACTTGTACGCCAGCTCGATGAGCGGTGCGGTCGTGCGACAGACTACGAGGTCATCATCGCTGAATGATTCGATGTCCCAGTTGCTGGGCCTGAGCACCGCGCCAGCTTCAGCGGTCGGGCTCGCCTCGATGTGCGGCACGAATTGCTTTGCGATCTCGACGACCTTGGTCGGGCACCGGTAGCTGATCGAGAGCGGTAACGTCTCGGCCTTGAACACTCGGCCAATGTTGTTGAGTGAGTTCGAGTCAGCGCCCCGGAATCCGTAGATCGCTTGGCGACTGTCACCGACTGCAATCAGCCGTCCGTTGTGCTTCAGGAATTTGCGTAGCAATGTGCGCTGAACGTGCGACACATCCTGGGCCTCATCGATGATCACCCAGTCGTAACCCCATGCGGCGAGGTCCAATGCGACCGGCATGTACAGCTGGTCATCGAAGTCGAAAACGTTCTGCTCTTCGAGCCCAGCTTTCAGCAGGATGTTGCACCAGTTGATGAACGTCGCGACGCCGACCTCAACCTCAGCCACGCTGGGATCGATGTCATATTTATCCATCAATTTGTCCCAGTGTTTGTCGGTCGCCTCGTACGTGCCACGTGGCTGGCGCATGCCTCGCGGGATGAGCCCGTGAGACTTGGCCTTGCCGATGATGCTCAGCAGCTCAGCCATCACGCCTGACGCCTCCTCAGGCAGGAGCCTGTCGATCAGGTCGCGTGTCTTGTTGCGGTCCACTGTGATGTGCTTGCCAAGCCTGTAGCGGCAGACGCCCCAGCCCAGTGCGTTGAGTGTCTTCGACTCGACATGGTCAGGCAGCTTGTTGCCAAGCTCCGTTGCAATCGATTTGTTGAAGGCGAGGAACACTGCCTTGTGCGCTCGCGGGATCAGCTGCGCGGCCTGCACGATGGTGAAGGTCTTGCCGCTGCCTGCAACCGCTTCGACGATCAGCGCGCCTGCGGTCTCGATGTGCGCGGTCACCCAGTCGATGACCGCTTGCTGATATTTGGAAAGTGTAATCATGATTTACTCCGTGCTCGCTGTTAGAAGATCGAAGCCCATTCCGGCTACGACGTACGTTGCGCCATCCTTGCAGAAGACGTCACCGACAGATGTGCTGCGGTGCTCGCCCGGTAGCGGCTTGACGATTGCTGCCGGGGATTCGTGCCAGCTGGCTTCGATGTGATTGGTGTACCGGAACCCGTCTTCGAGGTCATCGCTATCGACGACTGCGACGAGGTGGTACTCGCGGTTGAGCAGGCCGACTGCGACTGCGGGCAGGTTGCCCATCATGGTGATGTCAGCGTACCGCTTGAAGCGTGGCTCGCTGTCCCATCCTTTGTCGCTGCGGTTGAGTCGTTTGACCTCGGTGTCGGTCAAGCGGTTGTAGTGGAAGATCTGAATCATGTCGTGCTCCTTTCGGTTTGTGAGCTGGAAATCCCAGCCGATAAGTCATTATACCACAGGAGCGCTTCTATTGCAAATCCCCAGATTATGTTAAATAGGCTTTCAGGGCCAAAAAAAAGGAGCGCGTGATCCGCGCCCCTCATGTGTACACGTGCGATGTCGATCAGTAGCCGTTGGCCTCCGCCCATGACGTGATCGCGTTGCGCGTGCCTTGCGGGATGAGGATCTCGTCACCTGTGTTGTGATCCTCAAGCGTGTGGAATCCGTTGAGCATTTCCAGCGAGCCACCGTACGTCGTGCCGTTAACATCCTTAGTCACTGCGCAGTCAGACCGCTCGTCGCCATTCTCTGTGAACAGCTCCAGCTCCACTTTGATTCCCATGATCGTCGTGCTCTTCGTTTTGTAGTCGTCCATCTCAGTACCCCAGTTTCTCTGCCCAGCGTCTGATCTTTTCGATCATGATTTTGGACACGTGAATGAACTCGCCGCGATCACTCTCAAGCGTACCGAAGTCTTCGAGCACTCCGAGTGATGACGAGTAGGTCTGGTGATCCTTGCGCCTCAGGATGAAGCAGCTGGTCACCCAGTCGTCACCGTCGTAATTGCCGTCGAACTCCAGCTCGTAGTGGCCGATGGTTTCCTTCTTGTTGATCGGCTTGCGTGCGAGCGTTGCGTCCGCCGGGATGGTGTCACCGTAGCCCTCACAGTGCTCGCACGATGGGGTGCTACCGTCAGGCCACTTCTCCAGCTTGTCGAGCCCAGTGCCCTCACAGTGCGGACACGGAGTAGGCTTGACTGCCTGCTCGATGTCGTCGGTCGGTTTCCAAGGGTGCTCCTTCTGCCACTCGCGCAGATCGTCGAGCGCCTCCTGTACTCCTGTGCGTGCACCGTCGAGCAGCGGGTCAGCATCTTCCGGGACGCAGATGGGAATGTCATCGTTGTCGCCAGTGAAGAAGCCAGCGCTGAATATGCCCTCCTCCTCCGCCTTGTCTTGCGCGTCAACGACCAGCTCGGCCAGGGTTTGCTCGTGGTCTTCGAGCTGTTTGATGATGCCTGCGACTAGCGCTTCAGTTTTGATGCTCATGAGATGTACTCCTTCGTGCCGCGCAGAATGCCTGCGAGGTTGTCAGCGCTGATGGTCAGGTTCGGCCACTCAACGTAGGTCTGAGTTTCGAGGCAGCTGTCGTCATCGTAGCTGGGGTGAAAGCCTCCGTAGAAGTGTCCGCTGCCCTCGTTGAATTCATCCGGGCGTGGATCTTGCGGGCACCTGAGTGCGCCTATGTCACCTACGAGATCGCGCCCAGCCAGTTGCAGGTTGAGCCAGTTCTCGTGTGCGTCATCGAGAGTTTCCGCAGCCTCCTCCAGCAGCTCGCGGATGTTCATCTCGATGTCGTCAAGTGAGATGTCAGGATTGCTCATGACTTCGTCAGCCATTTCGCGGAGCGCACCGGACAGGTGGTTGTCGCGTTTGGAGTACCCGCGAATCCACGCGGGCTCCTTTCCATTGAGACGCTGGTCAAGCTTCTCGATCATTTCGAGGGATGCCATGATTATGATCCCCTGCGTGCGTTGACACGGATGCTGATCACTTCGCGCTCAGAGGTGTGAGCGGTGACCAGCTGGCGAGAAGGCTTCAGCTTGGCTGCGACCTCTTTCCAGTTGACCGTGGTGCGCATGCTCTCAACTACGACTGCGCGGAACTGCTCGTCTTCCAGCGTGTGAACGCCTGCGTCGATCAGCGTGGTGCGAATGTCTTTCTCGCGATCTTTCAGGTCAGCCATCTGTGCCCGGATAATTCCCAGCTCGTCAGCGAGTCCCGTGAGGTTTGCTTCTGTCTTGGCGTTGCTCATTTCGTGCTCCTTATCGATGGGCGAATTCCCAACTTGCACTCATTATCTCATACACGGCAGCGCTTGTCAAGTACCCTATATTATGTTAAATAGGACCTCGGGCCAAAAAAAACCCCCGTCACCATTTCTGGATCGGGGGGCCGGAGCACTACTCGGTTATCCGTTGCTATTTTTGATCAGCTTGATGATCGCTTTGATGATTGCGCCCATGGTCAGTCTCCTATGCGGCCAGTGCGAAGTCAGTTGCGTCAGCGATCAGGTTGTGCAGCTTCGCGCTGCGCTCGGTGTACGTGCTGATCGGTGATCCCTTGAACGCTTCGGTCGCTGCGTTGAACAACGTCCAGTTGGTGCGTTCCCCATTTTCGTTCAGGTGCTCTACGTGCGAGGGCTCGTAGTACTCGTCAACGACCTTCTGCACCTTGCTGCTGACTATGATGTCTTTGCGCAGCATCTGGATGATGCAGTGGTTAGCGGTCGAGTCTTTCAGCTGGGCCTGCTTGTAGCGTGCCACCTGCTCAGCCCTGTGCTCGACAGAGCGCTCGAACTGAGTCATGAAGCCATCGACCAGCGTGCGCAGATCGAACATCACTTGCGATGTCTGCTTGCGTCGCAGGACGACAGAGCCGAAGAGGTCCAGGTTGGTGCAGATCGCGAGCGACTCGCCGCCGCACAACTGCCAGCTGAGTGACTTGTTGATTGAGCTGCGAACGCCGAAGCAGATCTTGCTCTCTTCGCTGGTGAAGTTGGTGACCTCGATCAGGCCGAACAACTGCGTGTCGTTGCGAGCGAGGACGTACTGCTCTTCGCCGAAGCGGAAGCCCTTGGCCTCGGCAACGTCTTGAATCAGATCGACGCCGCGAGAGAAAGGAACGGGCTTGTGTGAGCGTGTGTGCAGATCGAGTGCTGCTTGGTCGAAAGCCTTGAGGCCTTCCCGTGTGACAGTGTTGTCATCTTTGCTGAACATTAACATGGTCGTACTCCTGTTTTGATCGAGTCAATCTCGACTTGCAATCATTATTGCACACAAACGCTCCTGTGTCAACCTCGAGTTATTATGTTAAATCGTGGGTCAGGTCGTACGCTCGACGCCAGCTCCGGAAAGTAATGTTGTCCTGCCCCTCAGGTGTGATGCACGAGACGAATGCTTTCAACGGCATGCGTTGGTTGTCTGCATCGAGGTAGCCTTCGGTAGGATTTGCGAGGTACCTCTCTGACAGGTACTTCAGCAAGTCCAGCGCTTCTGCAATCTCTTCAGGACTCAGGCGCATCGGGCTCCTCCTCACAGACGAAGCCGTTCAATGAACGATCCGCACGCACGTACGAGACGCCCAGACCAATGCACAGCTCCTTGGTAGCGAAGCGGTGTGGCATGTCGATCAGATCATTGCCTTGCACAATGGTCAGCTCCCAGCGCATCTCAGGCGGCTTGGACTGGACCTCATCACCCCAGTCATTCTTCTCGACCTCTTGCGCATGTGAGGTGAGGCACGCGAACGCGATGAAGATAATGACAAGCCAGAGCAGCCCCTTCATCTCATCCACGAACGTGCGCCACCACCAGATCAATGTGTACTTATTCATTCTCTCGATCCTTTTCTCGTTGAACTTGAATGCCGTCTCCGACACCGAGGTAGTACGCTTTGCGTGCGACCTCTTTAATCTGCCGTGCTGTGTCATTGGTGACTCGCAGGCAGGCGTGGTCCACCATCTCTCGTAGTGGGTCGTGCTTTCTTCGTTCGTCGGTCATAGCCATACTCCCTAGTAAATGACGGTGCCCATGCCCATGGAATCCCAAGTGAATCCCAGGTCGTCGGGGTTGAAATCGTCAGTCTCGGTGCAGACAAATGCCCATGCGACTGCGACATCGCACCAGCTGAACTCTCCGCTGATGGCTGCAGTCTCTTGACCATGCATGCCTCGGCCCGAGTAGCTGTCCCTGTACCTGACCTCGCACCCACAGTTTTCACCAAGGGAGGTCGCTAACGTTTTTGCCAGTGCCTTGTTCATATCTTTCGTGCTCCTCTTTTAACGTCGTGCCAGTCTTCGACAAACACCATGCCGTCGATCAGAATGTGCACGCGTGCCAGAATGGTTTTGGTGACCGTGCCGTAGAGCCAGCCCGCACCTCGCTGGATGCGGACCTTGTCACCTTTCTTGAATGGATTGTTGCTGGTGCTCATGCCAGCTCCGTACCGTCTTTCGCAGTCACGTTGTAGATGTGCTGCAGCTGATACCTCAGTGGATCCCCGTGCTTGGCGTTGCCAAGTGCAAACGGATCATTAGCGAGAGTTGCTTCGACATCGACTCCATCGACCTTGGTGACCTCAGTCCAGATGCGTTCGCCGCCGATGTCACCATCGGTGATGCAAACCTTGGCGTACACTCCGGGCTCGACCACTTTCATCAGGTCACCAATCGATGTGACCTCGAACGTGTCGGGGTGCATCTGCGCCATACCTTGGGCGCTCTCGTACTGCCACTTCTTAGGCTTCTTCATTTCGTGCTCCAGTTCTTTTGAGAATTACTTGGGGGGGTGAGATGCGAATGCCTGCTTTCACTTCATCGCGGATCTCGGTGAGTAACGCAATTGCTGCGTCGGTATCTTTCGCGTACTTTTCGATCTCTGCGTCAGTCGTGCTGGGTGTGATCGAGATCATAATGTCACCCCAGTCTTTTCCCTCTTCGTGAGTAACCTCTTCGCAGTGAATCATGCCGGAAGCCAGACGAGGGATGATGTACTGCTCCATTGTCCAACCATGGTCATCGACACCTATGATGATGGTGCCGGTGTTGTCCAGTGTGCGACCGAGTACCCTGTAATTCGAGGGCAGGTACTTTGCCACTTCTTTGGACTTGCCAGTATTGGCGATTGCTACTCTCATGTTTCTGCTCCATTGCATTGACTACAATGTGCATTGTATCACATGAGCGCTACTGTGTAAAGGGGAGGTTTATCTTGGGGAATCAGCTACTTAGAGTAGATGGGAAAGTAGGTAATCTGATTATAGTTCGCATCAGTAGAACCAATGAGATCAGCTTCATGCAAGTCATCAATGATTTGATCGCGACGTCGTGCGTCGAGTCCTCGCGTGTTGCGGACAATAACCGTGTGCGGTACGAAGCCTGCTTTTAATGCAGCGCGTTGATTGTCTGTCGTTGCAGAACCCATGTACTTGTGCGGGGTGTTGATGATGCGCTCGATCTTAAATGAATCCTTCTCGGTGTAGTTGTCACCCGATGCCGTGTGCCTGACTTTTTCTTCCCAACAGTTATTACTCCACGTCACAAGCTTGAGCGCCCATTCGCAGATGTCTATGTCGATGACAGGTCGATGAGAATCTACGCCTATCGCTACGAGACCAGCGCAGATGAGTGCGTTCTGATTTGCACGACCCCACGTACTCTGTCCGCCCATCGTGCGACGACGGGAGACCTCTTCGAATTCTTGAAATGCAGTGAACGTTCGCGTGTCTGCAAATTTCACTTGCGTGAAGTCACCGTCCATAGGCTCATGATCGCGTAACAGTTTTGCATGCCTGTTTATTGCAGATGGGAATACATGACTGCGTCTAGCATTGACTGGGGTGTACTCAGTGCCAGTGTCGAACAGAATGAATCGATTCACGAAGCCCGTCTCGGAGGCAGCACTTGTTAAGGCCTCCATCAGCATGTCAGGCTGAGCAGTTGCCAACACAGTTAAGAAAGGGTTTTCGAGAGGCGGAATTGTCTGCTTACGACCTGGGGATCCCGGCACCCATTTGTTGCCCGCACCGTACAGTGAGATGACGTGACTCAAGATTGCAAAGTCTGGTGAGTTAACTTTCTTCGCGCCTGACATGTAACGAGCTGCTTCATCCCAAAGCCACGAGCCCATGCCGACCTCACCTAACACGTCGAGCATCGAGTAATACGATTGGAATCCTGCGAACACAGTGTCATCGAGTTTTAGCTTGTGCCCAAACTTACTGACGGCACGCAACGCGGATTCCTTACCACCACCAGTTGGTGCAGTCACCATCAGGTACGGCTGCAGTGGAGTGTCCCAGCTTTCGATTGTGTAGTTGTTGCAGCTCGCCATCGCAGTGCACATGATTCCTGCGGCCAAGCCAAAGATCGGTTGATCGATAAAGTTTTCACGATTAGCCCACTGGGTAATCTCACCAACCAGACCCGGAACCTCAAGCAACCCCACATCGAAACCTAGCTTGGCAGGGCTGGCTTTCATCTTCGGTGGATCCATCACCAACTTGCCTTCCATCTTGCCGCCTTGCGTCCACCTACGCAGTGCTGCAATCACCGGCATGCTCATCCAACCTTCGAGTGTTGAACTTCCCTTTGTGCGATCACCTGCCAGATGTTTTTCGATGGTGTTCCTGACCGTGTTCTTTCGATCAGTCATTTCGGTTTCTTCGAGCTGCACGACAGTGAGCACAGCTTCGATAACACGAACAATTTTATCGGTCGGCCACTCTGCGTGACACAACGTCCCCGTCATTGCATGCACGTAGTCGTGGCGTGAACCTGACTCGGGGTAGAAGTGAACAAAGACGGACGCAACTGCAATCTCATCGCAGTAACGTTCCATGTCCATTTTGGTTACTTGAGTAAAATCGACATCATCATGCGTGAAGTACATGCCACCTTCTGGATGTCTCGACGGTGGTATTACAGATTGTGCACCCGTGGATCTGATCTCGACGATGGTGCCCAGTTCCTGGGTCTGCCACTTCTTCGTCTGCGCGCCGATCACTCGGAAAATGTAGTGAGAGTATTCTTTGCCGGTTCGACCGTAAGTGAACGTCTCAGGGAGGAGGTGTTCGGCCACCCAGACAGCCTCTTCCATGTCCAGATCGATGTCGGTTGCGTGGTCAGAAGCGTCGCCCCATAGCGCACCGATGTTGTCGCCGAGGTGAAACGCTCCATTATCCAAATCTTCTTGGACGAGCCGTAAATGAGGCCAATCCTTTGCCTTGGGCCGTTTTGACCTGCTCCGGAGCGGAACTGTGTATACGTTTTTCTCTAACCAGTACTCTGCGGTTTGCGTTGGATCGAACCCTGCTTTATTCTGTGCCATCTCGTTCCTTTGTTGGATGGGTACCGGAGAGGGAGTTGTAATCACCGTCACGGGACTTGCACTCCCTCTCCAAATTTATTGAGTCTTTATTCTGTGCTGGGTCGGTCATCCTAGCAGAGCCAACAGGAGACTGGAAATGGTCTTGACTTTCGCAGACTCATGCCGAGTCTGAACCCAAACTGTACCGAGTGTAAACTCCACACTAGCGCTAGCACCGTGTGTATGGCTGGTGATGGGCCGCGCAAAAACCCCAAAATTGTGGTGGTCGGTGACGCGCCCAAATCGTTAGATGACAAACGGGGCAAGCCTTTCATGGACGAAGGTGGCCGAATACTACGCGGTGAGTTTCAACGAAACGGCTTACTCGAAGATGCTTACCTGACAACACTCATTAAGTGCCGCACTCCGAAAGATCGCGCACCTACCGCAGGAGAAATTAAAGCCTGCCGCCCCTACCTCGAACAACAACTCGCAGATTTAGATCCCGCTTACGTCGTCACTGTCGGAGTGCCGCCGACGAAAACGCTCTTCCGAGGCAAGGCGAAGATCAACCAATTCCACGGAGAAGTCATAGAGAATCCCAAAGTCAGTTACGTCGGGATGCCCCTCTTCCATCCGGCTTATACGCTCCGCGATCCGTCGAAGCTTCCCGGATTTCAAGACGACATTAGTAGGCTCGCCCGCCTCATGCAGGGTGGCTTGCGAAACGACACAGTTGAATGGAACGTTGTCCGGAAGGGTAACCTCGACACCTTCATTGCTGAGTTTGAGGAGGCAACCGAATTCGCATACGACTGCGAGACATCTGGGCTTTTCCCATTCGATAAAGACGGGTACGTCACCGCAGTGTGTATCGCGTTGGAACACAGAACCTGGGTTATTCCCGGCTTTATGCATCCGGAGTTCCAGCGATTTTCCCACTCCCCGTTTGCCCACGGAAATGCTCTTCGCAAACTTATGCAGCTTCTGTTTTTTCTTGCTCATCGTGATGGTAAGAAAGCTTACGCGCAGAATGGGAAGTTCGATAACAAATGGATGCGCTGTAAGTTCGGTGGCTCCTTCAGGCTTGCCTTCGATAGTATGCTCGCACATCACGTCCTCGATGAAAACCTAGCCCACGATCTGACCAGTCTGTGTCGCACCTATCTCGACGAGCCTGAGTACGACATCCCGCTCGAAGAAAAGCAGGGCAAATCCACCAAGCCCCTGCGCAACTACAAATACTGTGCAGCCGATGGTGCGTATACCTTCCGGCTCGTCAAGCTATTCAAGGAAATGCTACGCCTCGAACCAGAGCTGCACCGGCTGTTTTGGAAGCTCGTAATGCCAGGGGCTCGTGCGATGGAAGATGCCGAGATGGAAGGCATGAACATGAACGTAGCTGCGCGAAAAGAGATCGGCATGCAGCTGCTGTCCAAGAAGATCACACTGCAGCACGAGCTGAATGACATCGCTGGCTACGAGATGAACTGGGACTCACCAGCACAGATCGGCAAGCTGTTCTATGACGAGCTGGGCCTCAAGTGCACGGTCAAAACAAAGAAGGGTGCGAACTCAACATCGGAGGCCGCACTGCTCGATCTCAAAGGCAAGCACAAAGTTGTGGACATGCTCCTCGACTACCGTGGCACCGGCAAGATGTTCAACACGTACATCAAGGGCTGGCAGAAATATCGCGTCGGCAACAAGTACTACTTCGATTACAAACTGCACGGCACCAAGACGGGACGTTACTCGTCACCGCTGCATCCTATTCCACGGGACGGGATGATCCGCAACCTGATGGAAGCGCCTGAGGGTTGGACATTCGTCGCCATGGATCTTTCCACGGCAGAGATGCGCATTGCCGCTCACCTGTCGCGTGATCCGGAAATGTCACGGTGCTTCAAGAAAGGCATTGATGTACACTGGCGCACCCTGATGGAGGTGCTCGCAACGAGTCCGCAAAGTGAGTTAACCGACCTCGTCTGGGTGACAGCTGAATTACTTGGTGGTGAATGCACCAGCTACTCGGACTGCCTCAACACGATGATGGAGGCAGGCCCGAAAGCCTGCATCAAAGTCGAGCCTTTCTGGTACGAGGGTAGAACGAGAGCGAAAGCAATCAACTTCGGATTCATCTACGGAATGCACGAAAACAAATTCATGGAAATGGCGAAGCAAGACTATGGTTGGGACGCGTCAATGGAGGAGGCAAAGAATGCACGTCGTGCGTACTTCCGACTCTACAATCGTCTCGACCCATGGCACACCAAAGTCAAACGCCTCGCTCGATCACAAGAACATGTGCGTTGTCTCACCGGCAGACTGCGCAGACTCCCAGGAATTCGAGCCAAGGATCGCTTCGTGAAATCTGAAGCAGAACGCCAAGCGCTCAACTCAGGCGTGCAAGCTTTGATCGGCGACTACAAAGCCATGCTGGTTGTCGAGATCCACCAAACATTTTCGCGTAAGAAAGTACGCCTCGTCGGTGAACACCACGATGCCGTACTGACCATTGTAAAGAACGAACACCTCGACGAATGCGTCCCGCAAATGCTGGAAATGGCAAAACGTCCCAAACTTATGGACACATTTAAGATACACTTGAGCGTTCCGATGGAAGGCGAAGCAGAACTAGGCCCATGGGGCAAAGGAGAGAAGTATGTCGTCGCTTGAAGAGATGGTGACTAAGCAAAAAGAGCTGGTCAACAAAGGCTATCAGATCGACAGCATCACATGCGCGGCACACATGTTGGTTGCTGAGAGGTTAGGTGAGATTTCCGAACAATTAAAAGTCTTGACCACGCCGACAATCACGCACGATCCTCGCATTCCGATGCCGAAGATTGGTCCGCTACCAACCATTGAGGAAACGATTGAAAAGGAGCTGGAGGAAACTGATGGAGACAATTAGTTACAGCGAAGTCAGCGCATACAGACGCTGCCCGAAATCTTGGGATTACAAGTACAAGCAACGCATCAAACGCAAGCGCAAAGGCGTACGTCTCCTGATCGGATCCATCCTGCACGAAATGCTCAACGCTTACATCGAGCGCAAAATCGATTCGAGTTACGACGGGCCTGACCCGTGGGACGTGCTCGAAGAGTACAACGAAACGTACTCAGCCTATTTCGAAGAAGAGCGTGACAAGTACGGTGACATTGTGGGGAATTGTGGGCAGATCTTCGAGGGTTACCTTCGCAAGTACCGCAAAGATACGCTGACCTACGAAGCAAGTGAGATCAAGATTGAACTCGATCTCAGCGAGCTAGGGAGCAATGCCATCCCGGTCATCTTCATCGGCTTCGTCGATAAGATTGCAGTCGATCAACAGAAGCGTCGCTGGATCATGGATCATAAATTCATGAAGAGCATCCCAGATGGCGAAGCTAGGTTCTCTGAGCTGCAGTTGCTCCTCTACGTGTGGACGTACGGCATGCAAGCACCATCTGAAAAGATCGATGGTGTCTGTTGGGATTACGCTCGTTCGAAGCCGCCCACTGTGCCCGAGGTGCTGAAGAGTGGTGAGCTGAGCAAGCGTAAGAACCTGGACTGCGACCCGTACACGTACCTCAAAACGGTTCGCAAGCACGGGCTCGATGACAAGAACTACGTTGACATGCTCGAACACTTGGCCGGGAAGGAAGACACCTTCTTCGAACGCGTGTTCCTTCCGCTCCCGAACACCGACATGGTTGTGGAGGTGGTGAGTGATTTCCTGCAAACCACCGCAGAGATTCAGGCCAAGCGTGAAGACGGTCGATGTGCTCGCAGCATGTCTCCATTCAACTGCGCAACGTGTGACTTTCGTCCGCTGTGTGAAGCCGAGGTCCGAGGCCTCGACGCTGACTTCATTCGCAAGAGCGAGTACGAAGAGAGAGGTAGCCACGATGGCTCTTAAAAAGAAAACACTGGGCAAGAAAGTTGCTCGCAAGAAGCTGGGCAAAAAGAAACCAGCACCGAAGCCCACAAGCTCGATCCTCGACAAGATCAAGCCAGTCACGCAGCTCAAAACCAATACCGTGATGATGGTGTACGGTCGCTCCGGCACGGGTAAGACGCACTTCGGTTCGACGTTCCCCAAGCCGATCCTGTTCATCGACACTAACGAGCGCGGCACCGAGACGATTGCCCAAGAAGAAGACATTGATGTCGTGCGCGTTACCGAGTGGACTGAGATCGACGAGCTGTACTGGGCGTTGCTCAACAAAGAGACCGAGGTTGATTACAAGTCTATCGTCATCGATCAGGTGAGCAATCTCCAGGATATCGGCATGGCTGAGGTGCTGCGTAAAGGTCGCAAGGGACGTGACGAGACTTTCACGCAACGCAACTGGGGACAATTGTCCGGAATGCTGAAGCAGTTCATCAGCGACTTCCGTGACCTGTCTGATCATTACAATTTACTTTTGATTGCGCACGAGCGTGTCAACGACGGAGGCGATGAGGATGAAGATTCCATCGAGCCAAGCATCGGTGCACGCGTAATGCCATCAGTAAGCTCTTTCCTCGATGGCGCAGTAGACGCTATCGGTTCCACGTTTATTAAGGAGCGCTGGGAAACGGAAGATAAAGAAGAAGTACGGCATGTGGACTACTGTATGCGAATCGGCCCACACGCATTCTACTCGACAAAGATTCGCAGACCAGTAGCCGCTGGTGCGATCCCTGAACTGATCGTCAATCCGACGTTCAAGAAAATCAAGGATCTGACCCTCGGCAAATCCAAACCGAAACGAAAAGTAGTTAGGAGAAAAAGCTAATGGCAACGAGAAAGAAGCGTCCTGCAAAGAAGGCCGCAAAAAAGAAAGCAACACGTGGGCGACGGGGCAAGAGCGCCAATGTAGTCTCCGTTGATTTTACTGATGTGGAGGCCGGGGGTGGTATGCCCACGCCTGACGGTTACTACGTCGCTGAGTGCATGAGTGCTGAAATGGAAGCCAGCCAAGCAGGCAACGACATGATCGTTGTCAGATGGAAAACGAACATCGGTTCGACAGTGTTTGACCGGTTCGTTCTAGTGCCACAGGCTCTCTGGGTGCTGCGTACAGCGCTCAATTGCATGGGGTACGACACACCTGATGGTCCATTCGAGTTCGACCCTACTGATCTGGTCGGCAACACACTCGGTTTGGAGATCGTTAACGAGGAGTACGAAGAGAAGGACCAGCCTCGTGTTACTGGCTACCTCACTGAGGAAGTGGCGAAGCAGTACGTCGAAGAAGGTGGTGGCAGCGTAGACGAAGAAGAGGAAGAAGAGCCCGAAGAAGAAGAGGAAGAGCCTGAAGAGGAAGAAGAAGACGAGGGCGAAGAAGAAGAAGAAGAGGCTCCACCTCCGAAGAAGAAAGCTGCGAAGAAGAAAGCATCCAAGAAAAAGGCACCGCGCAAATCCAGCGCCTTGCGTCCGGGTGCCCGTGTCAGCTTCGAAGATGAAGATGGCAACGACATCGAGGGTGTTATTGAAGGCCTCGAAGACGACATTGCAGTAGTCGTCGATGACGAGGAGGGTGAGTGGGAAATTCCGGTCGGTGAGTTGAAGAAAGCTTAGTGATCAGGACGACCCTTCGTCCGTACCAGAGCAAAGCCGTCGCTGCAGCACGACAACACGATGGCTTTGCTCTTTTTCCGGAGCAGCGCACTGGAAAGTGTCTGATCTCGTTGGCTATCGTTGATGAGCGTAAGCCTGACGTGTTGATCATCCTGTGCCCAAAGAAAGCACTCAAGACCTGGGATGAACAGATCGACTTACACCTCGATCTCGACTGGGACTGTGAGATTTACATCATCACGTACCAAGAGCCTGTCAAGAACATGGAGCTGCGCAAGCAGTGGTACAAGGAAACTCTGAAGTGGCAGAAAGACGGCGTCGATATGATGATCATCGGCGACGAGATTCACTTCATTAAGAAACCGGGAGCTGCCCAGTCTCGGTTTGCACGCACGCTGGCTAAGCGTTGCAAATCTAAGCTAGCACTCAGCGGCACACCTGTCGATGAAGGTTACGAGCAGTACTGGGCAATCTTCGACTTCGTCGGCAAGAACGAAATCTTTGGCACGTACACGCAGTTCAAAGAGGATCACTGCATCTACGAGATACGTGAGCGCAAAGATAAACGACAGTATCCCGTGCTCGTGGGTTACCGCTTCGAGGAAGAAGTCCTCAAGCTGGTGCACGAGTACAGCTACCGCATCACGTTCAACGAGGCGCGTGTAGCCATGGGCAAGAGCCCAGTGAAGGTCCGTCGCAAGAAAGTGAAGTTCGACCTAACACGCAAGAGCCGTCATATTTATGACGAGCTGGAGAAGGATTTAGAAACCACCATCGGCGACATGACTGTTGACGTCCCGTTGCCCGTCACCCTGACGCAAAAACTGCAGCAGGTGTGCGGTGGTTTCCTGCTTTACCAAGAACGAATACCGGGCCAACGCAAGCGTAAGCGTACGGTCATACCGGTCGGCACGGAGAAGCTAGACAAATTGATGCAACTGCTATCTGGTTTCGGAGACGAGAAGGCTGTCATTTGTTGTAGGTTTACGCACGAGATCGAGGCAATCGCGGAGCAGTTCGATGCCTTTCACTGGACGTACAAGATTATCTCAGGCAAGCACGAGTGGGATATGAAATTCGATGTGGACTTTGTCATCTTGCAGGTGAAGAGTGGTCTCGGTTTCGATCTGGCTGACGCGAACACGTACGTGCTCTACAGCTGGGACCATAGCCACATCACATTTGAGCAGGCGCGGTTCCGAATCATGAACATGGAGAACACCGTCTGGGTGAAGTACTACTTCCTCATGGCGAACGACACAATTGAAGGTGAGTATTATGAAGCGATTGCGAAAAAGAAGAGTTTCAACGACATCGTCCTCGACAAGTACCGGAGCAAAGAGGAAACAGCGAAGCGTGAAGGAACAGCTCGCAAAGGTGCGCGAAGAATTCGAAAAACCCGTGCTCTCCTTGCGTGAACGCCTATAGGTGAATCTCAGAAAATCAGTCCAATATTTTGACGGGAAATACGTTTTATGAAGGAATCGAATTTATGGGAGTGGCTGCGCGACATTGCGCTACCTCACGGGAGTTACTCACGTATCGAATCTCCAGATACTGCGCCAGGATTTCCTGACGTCCACTACCAAGTTGGAGACAAAGGTTGCGGCACCATAGAACTAAAAGCTAACCATCGTGCAGCTAACGTACCCTTCCCAGACGAAGAGAAGGGGCTGCATACATCCCAGAAAAAATGGATCAAGCAGAACGTCAAGGAGGGAGGTGTCTGCTGGATCATTGCAGAAGTTCCCGGCATCATTTACATTATCCACGGGAAGGATGCCGAGAATTTCAATGGTGCCACCCATCTGGAACTGGAAGAGATGGCATGGAACGTGATGTCAAGAGACGATCCCAAAGGTGCCGTCGTCATTTTGGACGGGGCTCTAAGCGCATCAACTAACTACAGACTCTTCGGAGATTTTTATGGCTGACCGAACATGCACGTACCGTAACCCCCACGGCACTCTTTGCTGCACCGAATGCAACAGCGGCATCGAACTGTGTCAGTGCGTCAACCCAGAGGGTGCGGCGTACGAGAGAATGACCAGCGTTGATGGTTTGTTCTTCATCATGGTGCGCGATGAGTTGAAGGCAGCTCGCTCGGCATTTCCTGGGACCACGCACATGCTTTGTGCCTTCATGGAGGAGGTTGGTGAGTTAGCCCAAGCCCTCATGGAACACGACCGCAGCCAAGGGACCAGCGTGCAGGAAGTGATGCGCGAAGCAGTCCAGTGTGCAGCGATGGCAATCCGCTTGGGTACCGAGGGTGATGAGAATTTCATGTACGAGTTCCCAGTCCTCGAAGATAAGATGCCGACTGGACCTGTCGGTAGGCAGTACGACTGATGACTATTCGATACGATAGAGAGCGCGTGATCACGATCATCGACCGGATGCTTGAAGACGCTAAGCGTCGAGGCATCTATCAAACAGACGAGTGCATCGACGACCTGGAAAAATTACTAGGTTCTGTACGTGCTGAAGCAGTAGCGACCACATGGACTGAAGCGTGTTCGCAATACGATAGAGGGATGGACCCCCGAAACATAACGATCCCATTACTAGTTGAGAAAGTCATCGGCGAACTCAACCCGGAGCGGGGCAAGGGGTGAATCATGGTTGCATGGTGGTGGATCCCGGTCTGTCTTATGATCGGCGCAACGTTAGGAATTTTTATCATTGGGCTGTTCGCAGCCAACAGTCACAGGGAAATTAATTATGACTCAAGACCAGAACGGCGAAGACGCAAACGCGCCAGAGACAAGCGAAATAACTGACGGGGTTGCAGTAGCTCCTGTTAAACCACCGCTCAGCATTCAAGTAGGAGTTGAGAACGGCAGAGTCATTGTCGTATTCTCGGAAGCGCTGACCACATTCAGCCTGCCACACGAGGAGGCGTACAAGATGGGTGGTGCTATGATCTTGCACGCGGACGAGGCCAAAGCTCTCGTTGAAGGTGAAGCGCCTGAAGATTCTGGCCTCATCCTCCCGTAGCAGTTCCTTTACACGCAAGCGGATGTGTGTATACTAAGGGTTAAATAAACCTAAGGAGAACACAATGGCAGGTGCAGTAAGGGCTCCAACTGATAGTATCGGTGCGCAGATGGCAATGCAGCGCAAGCGTAGCAAGAAAAAGTGTGCGAACCCGGAGTGTAAGAAGAGCTTCGAGGGTCTCACGATCACGCAGTACTGTTCCGACGAGTGTCGGTTCCGGGCTGCTTACTTACGTCGTAAAAAATAGGAAGCAAGACTATGTACCTGAAGCAACACCGCAAAGCTAACCTGCAACTGGAAGGTCGCAAGCTCATCGGTAACTTCGAACTGAGCCTGACCAACCAGGGTGACCGCGAAGTCATGATGGAATTCATGTCTGAGATGCGTAAGCAACTCCGAGAATTTGATCGTGCCCGTGACAAAGCTGCCAAGAAGAAAGCGAAGAAGACGGCACGCAAAAAAGTCACCAAGAAGAAGCGTAAGGTTCGCCGCACCCGATGATCATGATCGATCTGGAGGGTACGCTCAGTGATCACACTGAACGCTTAGCTATCCTTCAGCGCAAGACCAAAGATGATGTGCGTCATCGACCGTCTTGGAAAGAATATTACAAGGGTCTCATCCACGATGAACCGCGCCCGCACATGATGGAGCTGGTTCGTGAATGGATTGAGAATGACTTCCGTCCCCTTGTCTACAGCACACGCTTCGTTAACAAATACAACCACGAAGAACAGTGGCTCAAGATCCACGAGCTATGGGGCAAAGTCGATCTCATTCAGAGACACCCAACGCAGACCAAGATCAAAGGTCCGGACCTCGTTGTCCAATGGGTGAAAGAAAAACATCCAGAGATCATCGTCGATGACAGGGACGAGGTCCGCAACAAGGTTAGGGGTATCGGACTCCCCGGACTGCTTGTCTACGGACCTGACTCGTTCCTTCCGGATGCAGGAGATTTACATGGACATTCGCTGCGCTAGAGGCTGGCTCTTTCACGAGTGGGGTACCGATGGCAAGTGCGTACGCTGTCCCGCTATCGGTTTCCGGGGAACCCAGAACGCCGCGACATTGGCGGGCGACCTGTCCCACGCTGTAGTGCCCTTGCGAGTCCACCCTGCTGGTCTTGCTGCCCGACACGATTCCCCGGTGGCCCACCGGCTCCGGCTGGTCCCGGTACACCCCGACGAGGACGATCCATCATTCTCCTCTTCTGCAGATGACCCTGCATGCTAGGCGGAATCCTGGGACCACCTGTAAAACCTTCGTTCGGATCTTCACCACCACCCGCGTAAGGATTCGCACGTATAGGCATCGTCCTGCCCATAGGTCTCGGACGCATCATAGGCTTGCCCGGTCCACCGGTCGTCTGCTGGATAGGACCTCCCGGCATAGGTGGACGAGGCGGCATCATGCGTCCCGGCGGAGCCATCGCAGCGAGGCCACCAACAGCGTAGTTAACTCGACCACCACGTGACTGCTCCATCTCTTCCAGCTCCCGCTCGGTGCGAGTTTCGGACGCTTCCTTGTTGCCCATCAACTTCTCAAGCCAGCTGAGTTCTTCTGGCTCCGCAGCTGGAGGAGGAGGTGGCGCAGGATCCTGATGATGCTTGCGCTCCCACATCTTGTAGCGAGCACTATCTACAGGGTACGGGTTGGCACCTTCAGCGTGACCGGGCCTAACCTCACCACCCTCAGCGTAACCACCTAGCATTTCTTTGATGCGTGCGTTGTGATCGGCGAGTTGCTGTGAGTACCGAGACTCTCTGGCCGGTGACGGAGGTAACATCACTGGAGGGGGAGCACCACCTGCAGGAGGATCCAATGGATCACCCGTTATCGGATCAATTCCTGGTGGGATAACTCTGGGCGGAGGCGTACGACCACCACCACCACCACCGCGACCTCCACCACCTCCACGCCCGCCTCTGCCTCCACCACGTCCACCGCGACGGGGACCTCGCATGACAGGTACCTGATCGTACGACCCCTCACTGGTGTCGGTGGCTTCTATGCCTGTTGGCTCACGCATGTAGATGAGTTCCGTGTTCGGGTCCTTGATGTAAGTCCCGTCCTCCAATCCACGCACGATGCGAAAGACACCACCGATGCCACCGTCCAGATGTTTGACAAGCTCCTTGAACGTGTAGCCTCCGTCCACGGAGCCACCGTTCGCATAACCTCTGTCGGCATTCATGAATTCTCTTCCTACTGCTTGCGATGGACCTCCGCCTCCCGGCTTCTTCCAGCCATGTGCAGCAGCTCGCATTAGTCGTGCTTGTGCTGGTGATTTACTAGGCATCATCCTTCCCTTGTTTGTCATTTGTGCGAGACCACCTTGAGCTAAGGTCCTCACTTGAGGCACGTAGAGTCCACTCGGTGCTGCAACATACGACGTGTCGATGTCGATTACATCTTCAAGTGGATCAAGTTCTTCGTCAGCTGCAGACGCGCCTGCACCGACTACTCCAGCAGCAGCCCCTTGTGAAATAGGTACGCTTGCAGGTGCAGCTGCGGCACCCGCACCACCGGCATACCAAGATGCAATCGCAGCAGCCACCTGATGAGCACCGGCACTCGGACTAACATCAATTCCCTTTTCAGCAGCGTCAGCGTAAGACCCTGACGACGGACCCCCCAGCTGATTTTGTATGGGCTCGTAATCTTTCCCGACAATTTCACCCCACATCTTCGAACTGAAGGGCTCCAAAGCACCAATGAACGCACGTTCAGGGTCAGCTCTGAGTGCGTCCCACATGTACTTCAGGTTGTTCTTCTCGAACGCCAGCATGTCATCCAGCCCCATCTTCTTAGCTGCACGACTAAGCTCCTTCTTGGTCTTCTTCTGGTGACCAAAAGGATCATGTACTTTCTTTAGAAAACTGCCAATGCCCATTACTCTTCCACCTCTCCGGTGCGACCGTCGATGGTCACGTTGTCGGACTTTGGTTTGATCAATGCAAGGATACTGGACATGACTTCCATCTTAGTCTCGTCACGAATACCTATGGGAGATAGATCGTCTTTACCCGACACGTTGTTGTGCTGACGATCCTTCCAGTTTTCTTTCTGCCTGTTCGTTAGCCACAACTTGATGGCTGCAACGTCAGGCTTGTAATGTTTGGTTGTCTCGGCGCGTACGATCTCACCGTCCCACTGGAAGATCTTTTCTTCGTCGTGTTGGTAACCAACTGCACTCTGGTACAACGCAGCAAGCACTGCAGCATCTGCATCGGTGTAGCCTGCTTCGAGTGCGTCTTTGAACAAGGGGTACTGCGCTTTCCACCTGCCCATCTGTCGGGCACTGATGTCGAAGATGTCACACATCTGTGACTCGGGGATACCTCGCATTGCAATCGCACGTACCTGTTCGAGATGATCAGGCAAGAAGAGACGATGCCCTTCAGCACGCAGAGCGCCCGCTTGATTGCGGACGTACTTCTTCCTTCTTACGATTCGTTTAGCTGGCATTACTCTTCGGGCTCCTCGTCACCACCCATGCCCAACATCTGCATGAGTCGATCTGTTAGTCCAAGCTCTTCACCTTCCGCCCCGGCCTCCATACCAGTGGCATTTCTCAGCTGCTGCATAGTCTGATCCATGACGCCACCCTGCCCAGAGCCCTCTTGAATCTCGGCCCACTCGTCGGACACGTACACAGTATCCTGGGGATCATCTGCAAACCACTCCTGACCTTGCTGTCGTCCCAGACCCATGAGCACGCCGGTCAGCTCTTTCATGACAGCGTCCTTCATGCGCGGGTCACTCTTCACATGATACAGGCGGAGCAAAAGGTTACGTGCGGGTTGACTCTGATAGGCGTGACCAAGCAGGCCTGCGACACCCAGAGTAACCAAGTTCACTGCACTGGCACCTATCTGACCGATGCCACCTGAAGCAGCCATGCCGACACCCTTGCCGGTCTCTCCTGCTGCAGCTGTCATGCGGAGGTACTCCAGCATGCCACCCAGTTCTTGTTGTGCTCTCTCGCCCGGAAAGAAGGTGCGCAGCTGAGCTTCAACAGGCTCACTCTCCATCCAGTTCAAAACTTTCTTCGGATCTACGACAGCCTCGATGGCTTCGCTTCGACGCCAGCCACCAACACGCATTGCATTACGCAGGATCATTTGCTGAGCTTGCCGTCTACCTGACGCAGTTAAATTCTCTCGGAGAAGGGTAAGCTGTGTAGGATCCGCTGACTTCAACACACGTCGGATGACTTGGTCGTCAACCTCACCGGCCTCGATCAAACCCTGCAACGTACGTCGTTCGGAACCGCTGACCAGAGTGTTTATCTCTCGGGTTCCTTGCAGCCATCGAGCACCTGCTTCACCACCATCTTCAGCAGCGTGCCGTGCAAGATCTCGTTGCAATGCATCTGCTGCCTGCTCTATAGATTCCCGTGCAGCTGGAGGTGCTCTGCCAGCTTCCATGTAAAGGCGTTCAACCCAATCGTTGAGGCTACCGAAGTCACGTGGAAGTTTTCCTGGCTGTGGTTTGCCGCCGACCCACACTGTCGTGCGTACTTTGTTGAGCAAGCTGATGAGACTCTGGTTAGCAAGGTCACCGTACTTCTCTTCGTCTGCGATGATGTCTCGAATCGTTAGACGGAAGTCACGCAAGACAACGTCGTTGCCTGCCATCGCTTCGATGCCTTCATCAACACTGGCACGAGCAGCGTTCAAACGTGCGCCACCTGCTTGGTTGATGTTGTCCAAAACTCGAGCACCGTAGTTGGTGTTCGGATTCAAATTATAACGATCAGCCAAGTTAGCCAGCACTTCAACACGCTGTTGCTGCTGTGCTTTACGCAATCCACCAGTACCTGTCAGTGGCATACGCTCGACCATCTTCAAAAGGATCTGACGGAACGGAGTGTGTGCTTCCGGGACTGCGTCCTGCGTGGTGATGATTGCATTACGACCAGACTGCAGGTACTCCTTCGCGTTCTTTGCAAAGGTCAACATCTGTGCCTTGGCTGCAGGAATCGCTTGGTCAAGACCAGTTGCTGCACCCATGCGTGCACCCCAATCCTCAGGGATGTAACTGCCGATGAATCGACCAGTACGTTGCACGGCACCCATCAATGGACGTGCCAGTTCGATAACAGGACCTGCGGCTGCACTGATTGCAACGTCAGTCTTGTCGAACTGCCCACCTGCTGCTTCTTGCCCTGCTTGGATTGCCGCTTCGGTAGCGCCCGCTGTTGTGGCACCAACTGCGATACGACCAGCGGTGCCTGTCATGGCACCAGTAGCTCGACCTGCTGGCGTGAACATCGCACCAACACCCAAGGCTTGCGCAGCATCCATCGCGCTCATGCCCGGACGATTGATAACTGCTCTCGCACCGTTGATGTTGTTGTTCATGATGACTGTGCCATCAGGCGCGTGCGTCATACCAAACTGCGGCCACTTACGCTCGCCCGTTTCCGGATCCACCTGCAGTAGCATCTGTGCAACCTCGGACGGATCAAACATGGTCAGTGCCGCTGCTGATATCAGTGCTGCGTCTTTGCCAGACAACCCTGCACCCATGCCGGAGCCATAACGCTTGGTCGTCTCACCGTGCTCCGCCATGTCTTTGAGTTCCATCATCAAACCCGTGCGCTCAAAGAAAGTAAGGTCTGGATTATCTAGACGTTTAGATAGCTCCTCGTAGCGAGGATTCATCTCTAACTTGCCCGTGAACATCTCAGGCAATTCTTTCGCTGCACGTGACTCACCGGGCTCCATAGGGAAGTCGGTCATCACGTTACCTTGGTTTCGAATGTCATCGAGACTGACACCCCCCAGCTCACCCGTGCGAAGAAGTTCCTGCGCAGCGTCTTGACCTGTACCAACCGGATCCTGGGCAGCATCACCCAACCAAGTTGCGTCATACGCACGCCCTAGCTCAGCGTCAGGACCTTGTAGAGCCTGCCCTTGCACGACGTCGCCCCAGTCGTTGTATTGCAACGCTGCAGGAGGAGGTGCTTGTGTTTCAACAACCTCTTCTTCGATGACTTCTTCGTCTGCCATTACTCGTCCTCAGGCTCGGGAGCTTTCACTTGGTAAGGAGATCCCCACTCACCGACACGGTAATACTTTGTGCCGGGTTCTAATTTGTCACGATCTGCTTTCGTTTTAACGAAGACAGCGTCAGGTGCAAACGGGAATCCAGACACACCTTCCCACAAATCTTCAACCGAACTCATGTACTGACGTCGTCCTGCCGAAGACGTTGTGGTCTGAGCAGAGTTATAGGCCTCGCGAATACCTCGTGAGAGTGCAGTCGCGTAGATGTCTTCCATCCGTTTCAACTGACGGTAGTTGGTAGTGGTGTTTGTTCCCAGTCCAACAGAGACACCCTTCATCTCGGCAAGGTCTTTGTCAGATGCAGGACCTTTCAAGTCACGAAGCTTGGCGAGAAAATCTTCCGCGATTAGTTTCTGCAGGTCAGACAGTTCCGTCGTATCACCGAGGTCCACACCTACCCAGTTAGCAACACGATTCTTGAGTGCTTGGAATCCACTGGTCTCAATTTCGATCTCAGCATTTTCCAGGATTCTATTCGCTGCCCGAATGTTGGCGAGCGGAGCCTTACGTTCGTACGCTGCATTGATGAAGTCTTCACTTCTAGCTGTCGTGGACTCTGCCATTTCAGCTGCGCGAATAAGAGCAGCTGCTCGTGCAGGATCAAGACGTGACGCTGCTTCGAACATCGTGCCATCGGCACCCTTCAAAGGTGTCAACTTCAGACCTAACTCAGGCGCTTCCGGATCCACCATCATGGATCCAAAGACGATGCGTTGATTCTCGACAGCCTTACCCATGTCATCAGGATGAACCATGGTCTGGATGGAACCGTGAATGCTCTTGCCCGATGCTGAATTACCAGACAGTTCAAGCATCTTGTCGATGGCTTCACTCTCCATCGCAATCTCAGCGTTCATGTTGTCTTCGAGTTGCCGGTTGAATTCAGCCTCGTGCTGCCCACGCAGTTCGTTCTCTTGACGTAACAGGCCTGCGCTTCTGCCCATGCCCTCGCCAAAACTTCCGGTAGGTCCGGAACTCAGCATGCCCTGCGCGAGAGCAAGCCATCTGGATTGTTCGTCACGCTTAGCTTGTGCAGCTCGTTGCTCGCTGATGCGTTCACGACCAACTGCCAAACGATCCAAAGCATTCTGCTTCTGATCCAAGATCATAGAACTCAGACTTTGCCCTGCTGCTGGGTTGGTTGTGCGCTCAACAATATCAGCCACGTCGATAGCGGCATCAGGTGTATCCACCTGTTCCTCGACGTCTGTTACTGCTGCTAATCCACCTTGTGGTTCAGCCATTTTCTCAGTCCTGTTTGTGATCCAATTTCAAAAGCTTGCCACCACCTACACCAAGGGTCCGTGCAAAGTCAGGATATAACGAGCGCGCCCATGCACTAAGCGCGCCCGTTGCCCGTTTTCCCATACCCACTAGCTTTGCTCCCGCCGCACGGGCGAGTCCTCCTAGTCCGAACTCCTGTTCGGGTATGTAATAGTCGTACTCGGTCTCGTCTTCGACGTAGCCACCGTTGGCATACTTGTTAGGTTCGATGTAACCACCTTCAGCTTCGGTCAGTCCACGGTACGTTCCGTAAGCACCCACGATCTGCGACAGTGGAGATGGACCGTAAGATTCTGCCGGTCCCGTGTCCGTGCGATCAGTCACTCGGGTGTAGGGCAAACCTCGAATCATCTGGTTCATGAAACCGAGTCGGTCGAACGGCAAGTCACGCTGCTCGATGAAGTCGTTGTACGCAGTGTCGAGACTCCGCTGATTCAGATCTTGCTGCTGCCGACCGATGCCTTCGAGTGCTGCTGCGTCGGTGTAACCCATGCGTTGAGATTCTGAACCCAGTCTGCCCATGCCTTCTGCACCTGCGTACAGACCTTGTGCCTCAGCTTCGGCAAGTGCACCACGCATGCGGCCCAGCTCGCTGTAACGACCACGCTCTGCTTCGTAGCCCGTGCGAGCATTCTCGTAAGCTCCGCCCAGTGTTGCCAGCTGCTGACCTTGCAATCCTTCAGCGATGTCGCGGAAGCCTCTGGTACCGATGTCTTGCATCGAGCCTCGACCACCACGAGATCCGTACGTGCCTGCCGACGTGAACATTCCCTGGAGTTCAGGGATGTACGTGTCCCGGAGATGCCTGCCAGACTCTTCTGCCTGACGCGCCATCACCTGTTCCATGTACGGGTTCATGTACTGACCGGCCACACCGGGATCAGAGAAGCTACCCTCGGCCTGCGTCAGGTAAGGATCCGCTGCCGACTGGATGTTACCAGCCGCCTCCAGACCTCCCTGATAGCCCGACGCTGCTGCACCCATGTAAGGTTGCCACGAGCCTACGTTCTCCTGAGCTAGGCCAAATGCGTCCTGCTGATCCTCAGTGAAGCCAGCGATCCTGGGTCCACCGTAGGGGATGTACGGCTCCGCTGCCGCTGAGTTGGCTCTTGCGAGCAGACCCTGCGTGTAGTCGGACATCCATTTTGGGATCCCCTCGACGGTCTGCCCGTAAGTCGTAACCGACTGTGGGATTGTGCCCTCGAAGAGAAAGTTAGTAGTGCTCGGCATTACGTTCTCCCTGCGGTCGCGGCACGAAGACGAGCCATCCCGCCTCCGCTCATGTAGTTGGCCGGTGCCTTGGCTTTATGGCTGAAGCCACCCTTGCTCAGGTTCTTTCCCTTGTGCTTGCGAAGGTTCGTACGCATCTCATCGAGGCGTTTCGCTCCGGCACTGCCCGATCCGTCGCCCAAGAGTGCCACGGATTCAGCGTCTATGACGTACTCACCGTCGCTCAGGCGAGCCGGGATGTCGTCAGACCTACCAGTGCCCTCACCACTTACGAATCGATCTCCGCCCTCCTGATAGCCTCCCATGGCTTGTCCGGGCATGCCCTGACCAAGCTCTGGAGGAGGTGGCATCCACGATCCCGAGTTAGGATCCTTGGTGTAGCCCGCCTGCACGAGTCGATTACCTCTGCCTCGCACGAGCTGGAAGGGGACCGGAGCACCTTGTTCGATCAGCGCACCGATCTGGTCAACGCCCTGCCCTTGCATGCCCAAACCTCCAGTCGGACCCGCTGAGGGACTGCTGAAAGGTGCGGGATCAAGGAACAGGTTCTGACCTGACTGCGTAGCTCCGGGCTGTCCGTACGTGTAGTACGCGTTGGGATCGATGCCTCGGAACTGTCGGTTCATTGGATCCAGCTGTGGCAGAGACTCGTTGAAGTTGCCCCCTTGGTAAGGACCGATTGGCTCAGACTCACCACCACCACTGGTAGCTCCCATCGCTGTCATCAGCGGGAGCCCGTACTTGATCAGCGCGTCCATGTTGCCCGGTTTTGCAGCAGGAGCTGGAGCAGTAGCAGCAGGTGTCGCTGCCGCAGGTGTGCCTGCCGGGTTGCCGAACACGGTGAGCTGATCTTGCGCTGCAGGATCTACCGGTATCGGACTGTTCGGAAGACTCTCACCTGCTTGCGGACCAAGGCTGATCAAATCTGTTCCGGCAGGAGTCGTAATGGGTGACGCAGAACCTGGGGCAACTTTCTTCTGCGCCAAGATGCCGGGACCAGCTTCAATACCCAACGCGTCCTGCGCGCCGGAAGCCATGTTGTCCAGCGTGGGCTGCATCATTTCACCGAGGCCACCCATGACAGCACCCTCCATGAAGTCACCACCCGTGACAGACGACGCAGCACCACCGGCCAGACTGGATCCGATGACGTTCGCTGTGTTTTCTGAAATTCCTGGAGCGAACTTGCTGACTTGAGAGCCTGCAACCTTACCCAGACCACCACCGATGGCTCCCGAGAGAGCACCGGTCATGAAATCACCACCACCGGCAGCGCTCAGTCCGCCCTGCACGAGGGCACCACCAATTATTGGAGCGGCAGTTGCGCCCGCTCCCAAAGCGCTACCGATAGCGGTGCCGAGGCCCGGTGCAAAAATACTCAGTGCAATTGGAGCAAGCGTCTGGAAGATCTTGGATTTGAAAATCTTTTTGACGGCGCTCTTCACCTTCTTCCAGATCTTGGAGAGGAAACCGTACTCACCAATGCCAGTGTTCGGATTGATTTCAGCAGGACCCCACATAGCCTCGATGGCTTGGTATTCCTCGGGGCTCATGTGCAGCATCATCGAGTCATCACCTCGACCAGCGTTCTGTGTCTTCGCTGCCTCAGCCAACACGTGACCACCCTTAGCGAACGCACGCTCAACAGGACCACCGTAGCAGTAGAGGCGTACCTTCTTGGCATCCTTCGGTGAGCCACCCGCTTTCTTTACGAGTGCCTCGCCTGCCATGGTGTACAACAGCTCCATACCTCCCGGCATAGACTCGACCATCTCGGCAGCTTTGATGATCGCGGGATCACCACCAGCTTCTGCCAGCATCGCAGCCAAACCACCTTTAACCGGGCCGATGTTGCCCAGTATCTTCTGCTCGTGTTTGTTAGGTTTCTTTCCTGCCATGGTCCTACCCCGAAAAGTTTGATGTCGCGAAGAGACGGTCTGCCCACTCTCGCCAGTTGTCGTAGTCGCGTGGATCTGGAGCGTCCTGACCCAAGGGGTCTACGCCTCCGAAGATACCTTCTGCCCAGTCCTGCCATTTGTCAGGATCATCTAAGCGTTCGTAGTTCTGTTCCGTGCCGTTGGTAGGGTCTGACAAGAAACCCAGCGCCCCGGTCATGACGTCTGCCCACTCGATTACATTCGTGAAGCCATCCGGATTCAGGATCATGACTCAACCCTTCCGTCTGACGGTTCGATGTGTGCAAACGATTTGCCTAATTCGTAGTTGCCACCTACGACATTCGATTCAAACTTGAAGCTCATCAGTCGCTTGACCTCTTTGAACTTCACAGTCTCTTCGTCTGGAGTGGCTGGAGCAGCGAAGATTGTTTCGGTTGCCCCGTCCACCACAGTAGCTTTCGCGTTGGCTCTGCCTCTGATTGTAAGGCTCATGTCGCCTGCTTGCACGAGGTCAGCCTCGACCCTGGCACAGTGAATGGACTGCGTGCTCTGCCCGGTATCGAGCAGGTTGTATTCACTCGTCTCGAAGAACGACTGGACTGCAGATGCTGACGACAGTCGAATCTTGTCGAACGCAGTCTCGTGTTGCCACAGTGTGCGACCGTTCGCAGTGACTTCGTTGTCCACCATGAAGGGACGCTTGTACACGTCGGCAAAGATGCCAGCGGTGCGTCCTTGGTTGAAGTCGTCACTGTCAGGCAGAGGTGTGTCGTACCACGAGCCTTCGCGAACGTTGTAAACAATCGCGTGCGTGCACTCAACTGCATTACCTCTTGGATAACACCACCAGATCTCACCGTAGCGAGGGATTTTGATTCCAAAAACCTTTTGCCGCTGCGTGAAGTTGAGGTTATCGAAGAAGAAATTCTGATTCATGTCGTTCTGCATCTCGCGAACAACACCGTTGAACATCAGGAAGCGATCCACTCCCGGCCAATAGTAAATGCCGTCCATCTCGATCATGCCTTGCGAACTCAGTACCGTGATGCCACGCGCAATAATATCGAATGCAAAGGGTGCACCGGCACCCGGAAGGAAGGTGCCACGAATGAGAGAGTCGAGCGCCCACATTAAAACTGCAGGACCCGTACCGGATCCTCGAAGTGGGAATCCCTTGACGATCTTTTGCGTGCCCAAGTTGAACTCAACCGGAGCTGCACCAACATCGTTAACGGCAGAGATTCGGATGAGCCCACGGCTACCGTATGCAAACAGGTAGGTACCACTGACCACGACGCCACCGCTGACCGGACCCAGTACACCAGTGTTCCAACCGGTGGTGGCATCGACACTCAAACCAGCAATGCTCAAAGGAGTTAGGGCTTCGATGGTGTCAATGTAAATGTTGCCACCGATGCTGTTGTCAATGTTCGCAGCGTTCGGTGCAGCATGTGCGACCAGGAGGTGATTACCGGTGCCTGCAGTGTCGGCAAAGATATCGAACTGCCACAGGTTATCGACGTTTGCAGCAAACGCTGCCGGTGTGCGATCAGTGAACAGACCTAGCGTACCGTTCGACACTTGGTACTGACCTACCGTCAGCGGATGACCAAGGTGCAGGTACTGGATGTCATCTTGCGAGTAGCTGTGCATGCCGCGAGTGATCTCGGGCACGGTGTCAGTGACCTGTTGGTAGCCGCCCATCTTCTTTGGCTTGCCGCGTTGGAAACGACACCACCGTCCATCGCTGTAGAACTCGTTGTCAAAACGAGTCCCATCCCGTTTGATTCCGGGATTGGAGAGCAGAGGTGCGGGAGCTACTGGCATCAGACACCTATCTCAATTGGACTAACCGTCATCCAACTACCACGCATACGACTCACAGTATCTAGCTGACTCACTGTTGGCCTCCACCGGAATCCGAAGGTGCCTGTAGCACTCATTCGGAACCGACCTGTGATGCGCACCATGACTTCTTCAGATGCTCCACCGAGAGTAATGGCAGAATTCGTAGTCTTGTCATCAGCAGCACCGTTACCTGCTGGGGCACCGTCTTCTGTGTCGTAGTCAAAGAGGTAATTACATTCTGAAATGTTAGCATCAGAATCGAAATCAAATTCGATGTTGGCTGTGCCTCCGGTGCGACGGAAGTAAGCAAAGATCTCAAACTTCCAATAGCCTTGCCGACAAGGTCTGCCACTAAACAGACGGTTATCATCAGCCATCGTGTTAGTCAGGCTTCGGTCATCCTGCAAGCCACCCGTCATCATGTGATCTGTGTAGGTAAGGATTCGCTCGTTCGCACCGGTACCTGTCGTGTTGTTGTTGAGCAGAGCGCCACCGCTAGTACCCTCATAAGGATACGGAGCACCAGATACCGGAGCAGTTCTCAGTACGCCAACACCCCCGTAGTGGACCCAAACTTCACCTGCAGCAGCAAACCCTTTGACGTAAGTTCTGACGAAGGCTCCAGTCCCCTGAACGACATCATTGATTTCCATGTCGCCAGTGCCTGCCTCGATCTGTATCGCAACACCACCATTGAAGTTCATCAATGCAAACTGATGTGTGACCGCAGCGTTCTCATAAACGAAGATGTCTTCGCCACCACCGATGATGAAGTTCGTGCCGTCAAAGTCCATCGTGACATCTGTACCGGTGCCGAATTGAATCTGTTCGTTGTCAAGCAGGACTACAGGGATGGGCGTGGTGATCGTGATCGTCTTCGTTGCACCTGCACCTGAGGCTACGACACCAGAACCAACAAAGTTTAGCGTGCCACCCAGGTTTGCAAGAGGTACGCCTTCATCTTCCACGAAGACACCTGCAATGGTTGCGATAGGCGTCTTACGCATCGCACCCGCATCGTCGTCGTAGAAAGCGATGGTGTCTGCAACCACATCGACAGTCAGCTCGGTCGTCAGGTTGTCAGTGTCCAGCACAAGAGGTCGGTTAGCAGTGAGATCACCACCACCGCTCAGACCAGAGAGTGCAGCTGTCTGAATTTCAATTGCACTCGCCGCTGCTCCGAGATTTAAAAGGGCATTCGGCGCAGTTGTCGCACTAGTACCACCTTGTGCGATGAGAACCGGAAGAGCAATCGCTGCAGTGTTAACCGCATTGATAACGTCAACCGCATCGCAATAAAAGATGACAGTGTCACCTTGATTCACAGTCGGGGGACCTACTTGAGCAGCCGTCGAAATGGCGAGGGTGAATGCGCCAGTTGTTTGGTTGTCTACCCAATACTGCTGGGTGGTATTTGGCACGACAATGCGCCGATTGCCTGTCAGGGCACCCGTAAAGCGGTAAGCGATACGGTTCAGGTTTGCACCTGAAAGAACGAAGTCACCAGAACCTGGGACTGGAAGCGACACAAAGTCGAATGCAATCGTCGAGGCTACGGTGAGTCCGATGGTGAAAAAGTTAACCCCATCCGTGAAGATGAATGTGCTGCCACCGGGGTCCAGGTTGATGTCTGCAGCGCCATCAATGAGGCCTGCAGGTGGAACGATATTCAGTGTTCCGGAACCAGAGTTCCGAAGCATGAAGAACCAATCGTTACCGACAGCACCTGCACCGGGGAGGTTGCAAGTACCGGCACCAGCAGTGTAGATCTGACACGACGCTCGATCACCATCAACGATAGTGAAAGGAGTAGCAGCCTGCACGTCAGAATCGATTTTCTGGTTAAGCAGAACACCGATTGCTTTGATACCAGCACCAGCCAGAGCTGACGCAGATGCAACTGCTACCGATGCACCCAACTGGAACGTAGACCACGTGCCTGCGTCCGTGGTGTTGTCGGTCAGACTAAGAACCCACTGCTCACCGGGCTGCACCGTTTGAATCGTGCCACCAGTAATGTCACGCACGAGATAGGCATTCGCACCCACGTTGTTGAACGTGACTTTGTTACCTGTCGATGCGATCTGTGCATCAGGCATGTCGATGGTGAGCCCAACAGCCGTGGCATCGACATCAATGATATCGGCAACGACGTTCTGCCCTGTGATTTGCTGTTCGGTCGGCCACTGCAACGCGACATCAACTGCTGTCTGCAACATGAGGTAGCTAACTCGGGACGGAAAGATTAAGTTCCCGCCAAAGACGTCGGTATATGACATCAGACGTTCTCCCTCGTTACGTTTCTATCAATGATGCGCTGCAGATCCTGCTGCTGCAGAGTCTCCAAGTCCCTGTCGTAAATTGCCTGCCACGTCGGGATGCGTTCATCGTTCTTTAAAAATGGAGTTGCCTGCAACAGCGCACCATGAAGAAGGGCGTTCGGGGCAAAGTCCGTCGTCCAGTTCGTTTGATTTACTGCGTCTAACAGAGCAGGCAACTCCCAATAGTTAACCTCGAATGGGTAAGCAAAATCTGCTGAAGGTCCTATCAACCAGTTGTAATAATCGTAGTCCGCGTAAAACTTAGGCTGTGCAGTCAGGTCCTCATCAGGCCAATAGCGCCGGATGTATTCGTAAGAGCGAGCGAACAAAGGCGTGCGTACCTGTGTCACTCCCACACCGAAGTTGATCGAGATCGTTTTGCGCCATCGATCAGGCTTCGGTATGACTGACTGCCCAATTGCCATGGTGTCCGTGACATTCTGAACGAAACCGAGGATCTTTAACTCGTTCGCCAGTTGTCGCTCAGCAAGATTGATCAAGCTGGGCAGCTGCTCGAACACAGTAGTGTCCACAACCGTGCCTCGCTCCAAGTACGCACGGAGATCTTTAAGAAGCGAGTTGTATGTCATCGAGACAGCCATGGCTTATTCCTTACTGAGGAGGTTCTACAACCGGATCATCGTCATCCGGCAATGTGTCAACCGCAGGTGTTGGTTCCGGCTCGGGAGTCGGTTCTGGTTCTGGCTCTGGTTCTGGTGTTGGCTCGGGCTCTGGCTCGGGAGTGGGCTCTGGTTCTTCTTCCGCCAGTAGCTCATCCTTCGCAGCCTGCAAACGTGCATGCGCGTCGTCCGATCTACCTCGCAAGATGTCCCACTCATCCGGTGTCGGTTCACGACCCTGCTTCGCCATCGCTTCGATGGTTTCAGTAAATTCTTTCAGGTCGTCGTACGCATCATCACCCTGTTCGAGCAGAGTGCCCAGAATGCCCAGCAACTCGGACGCTTGATCGAGGCGCACGCTACTGCCACCTCCCAGTGCGGGGTTAGCCATCACTGTTCGTAGTCCGCTGACTGCCAGCAAAATCATTTCAACAATACCCATGTTATTCCGTCTCCTTTATTGTTCTCAGGAGTTCGCTCACTAACGGTGCGAGTCGAGTGACCCAATCATCTAACCTAGTAGAGGCAGTGATCAGTTTGTCTTGACTCGTGTTGCCAGCTTGGAACTCAGCTTTGACCCGGATGAATTCCACGTACGCTTCAAGGAGACTATCGGCCACCGGTTTGGCCCTCTCCTCTGCTTTTACGATTGCCAGCTTTGCGTTGCGTGGAATAGTAGGTTGCTCGACCAAGTCCGCTGCCTTCTCCTGGAAGATGACAAACGTACCGTAAGCAGCGTATGCACGTTGCTCACTGGTTTCTGCAGCCTTGATAGGGTTCGCTGACTGACACCCAGCCAGCGCCGTTAGGCACAGGATCAACCATGCCACTCGGAAATCTAATTGCCGTTTCATAAAACTCCGCCTCCGTCACCGCTTCCGGTGATCTTATTAACAAGTCGGCGCGTTGAGATCGCTTGATAGTCTTTCAAAAAGCTCACCAATGAACCAACCCCCAGAACGATCCACGGAATCTGACCGATGTCTGAGATGGACTCCACGCCTTCCGTCTGTAGCAACGCAAGCATGCCCGTGAAGAATAAAATCAACGCTGCAATGACAGCACCTACGAGAGTATTAAGATTCATGTGCCTTTCTCCAATTAGAAATGTACTCTTCCGTCGTTCCACGCCCAAGATCGGTGTTGTAATGATCCTTCCAATACTGAGCCTGTCCCTTCAGATCACCGGCTTGCGGTAACGGAAATCTGACACGTCTGTAGTGGACTCGGCACATAGCAACCGAGTACCTCAAGTTCCAAATCATCTCACGTGAATCTTCTCCCCCGATTCTCAAGACTGCTTCTGCAAGCCCGTCCCGATAAGTCAAGTAGTTGTTCCAGATGTCGTCGTGAGTGTTCGGTTCCATCTGACAAACGCCAAGCGCAGGACCTGTGCCCAGTTGCTTGATGTAAGTCAAACGCGATTCTTGAATAGCCGTGCCCAACACCAGCTCACTAGCTGCTGCTGAAAACATTCCCAGCTCCTCAAGAGTCGGTTCGATAATCAGATCGATAAATTGTTCGCGATCAATCACTCTTCTTCGTCCTTCAGTTCTTCTTTTGCATCCTGCAGCGCCTCCAGCTCGATCTCTAGATCGGCTAGGTACTCTGCGTCATCTTCTGTCCAGTCCGTAGCTGCTCGCTGTCGGAACTTCAACGCTGCAATCTCTTTACGCAACGAGTTGATGTCTCGTGTCAGGAGCACCGAGAACGCAGACTTGATCGGTTGTGCCTGCTGTTGTGCGATGTCCTTGAAGTCATCAGCCAAGGCCTCAGAGAGAAGAGGCTTGCCGACGTACCACAGAACGGGAATTACGACCGCAAGAGTCGTGACGGTACTAAAAATTGTACTGACTGAAATTTCTCTTGCGGCCATAACCTTATCCCTTATGCAGGATCGTCTGCGGGGGCTTCAGCGTTTCCGCTTGCGCTTGCGTCGTCGTTTGCCCCATCGCTTGGGTTTTCCACGGGAGCAATTGCCGGAGCTGGCGCGTTTCCCAAATTATTTTCCGGCTGTGGCTGTGCGAGCACGACTTCACCGTTCGCTATCGCCTGCAACATGCCATCCAGGATTCCGAGTGCGCCAGATTTTGCAACGCTCAACGGGACGGGTAGATCTTCAACCTGCAACAGCTTTACACCTGCCGCTGCAGCCATCTGAACTTGTTGTGCTGATACTTCTTGCTTTGCCATTCTTCTTCTCCTTGGTTAGGGCTTTCGCCCACGTAAACTTACGGTGTTGATTCTGCGTTTAGTGTAGCAGTGGCTGTGTCGATATCCGCACCACCTCCTGCGGGTCGAATATGTATTACTCCAGTAGCTATAAATGTTCCTGCGCCCGTCTCCTCCGCGCCCCACACAATAGTTCCTCCCCCATTAACCCAAGACGGGCTGATTGGATCACTCGGACCCCAGTTTGGATTGTTCCCTGTCGTAACCCACTGGAAGTCGTAGTCGTTCGCATCGAATCCTGAGCCAGTCACCCATGAGCCGATCACACCGTCTGCGCCATTCAGACGTTGAGCCCAAACATCTCCATTAGCACGAATCTGAATCTCCGCTCGCGCATCACCTGGAAAAAACCCAATGTCGAATATACTGTACGAAGCTTGGTTGAACCCAACCGCGAACGAGGCTTTCTGCGCCATTGCTTGATACATTTGCTGAAGTGACATTAGCTCAGCCCCGCTCCTGCAATCTTCCAAGTAGTAGCACCAACTTTCTGAGCGACAGCATGTCCACCAGCAGCCAGCGTTCGTGTACCGGTCGAGTTGTCATCTGCGAAGATCAACGTATCCGTTGTGATTGCGATGCTGATGCTGACCGAACCACTATTGTCCCAAGCTAGGAACGTTCCTATCTGGTATGGGACCGAACCGTTCGCAGGTATCGTCATTGTCTGGGCTGCAGTGCCACCCGTGAAACCTACCGTCTTGCCCTTGTCCGTCAGGATACCTACGCGACTGGCGACAACCGAAATGATCTCAGAGATCGATGGATCCAACAGTTGGTTAACGTCAGTGTCATCTCGGAACTCTGGACGACAAGGGGATGCCGACCGAACCCAGTACTGTCCGTAACCAGCGTTATTAACTCCGGGTGCTGCCGACTCTTCCAATTGAATGGAGAGTGCGTCCATCGTTACCTTCTCCGTCCCTCCTGTACCTGCGACAAGAGACACTTGACCATTTGGATTTGAAAGAAGAAGTATTCCAAGAACGTCACCGACAGTGCTCAGAACAGTTCCAACCTGATCAGTGAAATTTAGACTTACATTCGCAGCAGATCCTGTCGAGTTACCGTCACGCAGATCCAAGCACGCTCCACCGAGACCGTTGTTGATACGGAGTGTGGTTCCTGTGTAGAAGAGATGAGGTTGACCAGCGAGTGTCGCTCCGGTGCTATCCCAGACAGCTACTTCACCAGAAGCAGGGGTTGGAGTTGCTACGATTCCACCAGAAGCACTCAGGTCGATATCAACGCCAGTGTCGGTTGTGAACATCGGAGTGTTCGGTGCATCGTTGCGCACCCAGAACTGACCGCGAGCAGTAATGTCTCCTGCTGCCGCTGCCTTTTCAGTCATGTACATCGAGCCTTGCGGAAGCCAGATGCCTCCCGTTATTGTCTCCATGACATTCAGTGACGATGCACCGTGTTGCAGCCTTACTGCAACGCCAAACTCGATTTCGATGTTGGCACTATTGAGTCCGCCGATGATCGTATCGGAGCCTGACGTACCCGCACCGTTGATGTTGACGAACAGAGTCGAGTTGTAGCTGAATGCGCTGGGCTTCGTCTGAATGTTCTGTCTCGCAAACTGCGTCATGCCCTGAGTACCTATCAGGTTCGCGCCAATATTGATCGGGACGTTGAGGTACGGAGTGCCGAGAGATGCCACAGATAAGGAACTGGTCAGGTTGATCGAACCAATGATCAATGGATCCGGGACTGCTCCTGCCGGAGGGACAGAGTACGCGCCAGTCTCGTCAAGGTAATTAGTAGCTGCTCCCGCTGTTGTAAGCGTAACCCCATCGACGCTGACACCTGTGATCGCGGCATCAAGATTAATAGTAGGGTTGACTGGATCCCCAGCGTTGACACTGATGTTCGTACCACCAATGACAGAATCAACTTGACCACCACCCGATGGAGGGACTGAGTAAGCACCCGTCTCGTCGAGATAGTTAGTTGCGACACCTCCCGAGGTAAGTACAACTCCGTTCGTCGGAGAATTGTAAGCACCCGTCTCATTGAGGTAGTCGGTAGCAAGCCCTCCGGTATTGAGAACTACACCATTGACCGTCATGCCTGTGATTGCAGCAGGCATATTGACGATGGGGTTTATAGGATCCGTAGCATCGACGTCGATGTTCAAACCACCGACGACTGAGTCCACTTGTCCACTTCCTGACGGCACAGAGTAGACACCCGTCTCATTAAGAAAGGCAGTTGCCGCTCCCCCATCGTTCAGAGTTACACCGTTGACACTCAATCCTGCGATTGCCACCGGCATGTTGACGATTGGGTTGAGTGGGTCCGTGTTATCGACGTTAATGTTCACGCCTGAGTTGACAGAGATAACGCTGCCGCCAATGCCCAAGTCAGACGCTGAAACTTTTCGGCTTACTTGTAGGCCACCCTCAACTGCCTGCGACTCGAAGAACGTTGTTGCTGGATCAAGCGGCAAAGTAATCGGTGCCATGTCGGAGATTGTGAAGTTACTCATTAGGGCAAGTCCTCATTGAATAGCACTGTCGCGCCTTCGAACACGCGAAGGTCTCCACCAGCTGTCACGCGTGGATTGCCTCCAACTGTTGCACGCACACCAGCCAACTGCGTCGTGTTAGGGATAGGTCCTCCCGGAGTCAGATCCTGGTCGGGACGATAGAAAGGTAACGTGATGCGATCCGGTTGACGAGGTGGCAGACGATACGGATCGTACTCATCCAAATCATCGATGCACACTTTCAGCCCCGGACTATTCGGGTCCGAGTACAACTCGCTCAAGAACATTTTCTTCTGGCACCGGGCACAGACGCCCAGTCCGAAGGTTGATTGTCCTGTTGGGTTTAAGAAAATCGGCATAGTTATCTCGTGTACGGTGCAATCGCAGGACGCAAGTAAGCTTCCGACTCATCGGTCTCACCAGTCCACGCGTCACTCAAATACTTTTCAGCATCGAGGTCGAGTCGAGGAATGATTACCTCCTCAACTTCTTTCAATTCTCTGCCCAGCTCTGCAGCTAGGTTGCATACGATAGCCAAGTACCACCTATCCGGCACTTCCAGTTCATCTGACATAGCACCAACATCCTGCAACTGTCGTTGCACGAAGCCAGTAACTTGAGAGAACGTAAACTGGAACTGCGGGCTCGGCCACAACTCCATCTGAGGTTGGGTACGCTGCTTGTCGTACCAAAACTGTGTTGGCCTGCCAGTGCTCACCTTGTCTGGCAGGTTTGCGTAGTCATTACGGTTGAGCTTGTACATCGGGATCTCGCTCGGAGTGTCCTGATACACCAGCTCCAGCACGTTAAGAATCGTCGCGCCCGTTGCACGCAATCGATAGTACTGGTACGCCGTCACGCCTTGCACATCTGCCCAGAGCCATTCGCCTGCAGTTACTTCCTGATCAACCTGCGTGATCAACGGAATCGACGTCACGAAGTTATCGTTCGACGCCTCGATGACGTAGCTCCACAAACCTGTAGCGTTGGGCAAGATCCCAAACGTAGATGCTGCCGCAGGAGACGGCAACGTCATCGTGATTGTACCCAGCGGTACAGTCTGGATACACGCTGTCGATACATTGCCATCGAATGCGTTGTCTGCATTACCTTCACTGGCACTCGCGGTACCCGTGATTCGTTGCAGCGTACGCAAGTTCATGGTGAAGGTATCCACCGTGCCCACGGGGAGGGGGAGAGTTTGCTCGCGTTCGTAAAGAGGCAAGATAACAGGGACCACGTTCCAGAGTTTGATGCCCTTGTTAACCAGCGTCTGCGTGAACAGCCACAGCAAGTCGAGCGCAATCTCCAGGTGCTCCCCAGTGATCTGCTGCTCAACCATTTTGCACCGACGAAAAGCATGATCAATGATCTGCTGATTCGTGAAGATCGTGCTTCCAACTGTTCCTGACGTAGGCATCTATCTTCCTCCGCGTACCCGACTGCCCCGACCACCGCGAGGACGCTGATTGTGACCGCGAGGGTGAGGAGTCTTGATGTGCTTATCCATGACGTCCTCCGCCACTCGCGTTGCTATTTTTTTACGCTGCCACCTCGGGCTTTATTTACTGTGCCCCCGCAAGCTTTCACGTTTTTCGGCATGCCCTTCTTCGAAGCAGCGGTGCCTGCCTTCTCAGGCTTCTTCAGCACAGTCTTCTTACGCAACGCCTGCTTGGCTTTTTTGAGAGCTGCATCAGCCAGTGCACCACCACCACTTGAAGCAACTCCACGAATGGAATGCACCTTGCCACCCTTCTTGTAACCGGCCTTCATACGCTTGGTGCCACCGGCCTCAATCTCGGCTTGGTTGCAACCCTTACGTGCAGGCATGTTGCCGTGGTCCATGGTGGCTTGTGGACCACGCGCTGTAGGCATGCCCATCTTCTTGACCTGACCACCACGCTTGAAGCCCAACGTCATGCCGTCGTCGTAAAGCTTGCTGTGCATGTCACGACCGTCACGCATTGTCGTGCCACCCTTCGCTTTCTTCACAGGCGCTTTCTTAACTGCACCACCGCGCATGTAGCCTTTCACTTCGTTCCGACCGGCGGAACCAGAAAAGCCTTGTGCAGATGGGAAGGAAAAATCCTTCACGTAAGTCAGTCCTGCAGGTGTAGTTACTTTACTCATGACTCTGGATCTCCTATAAATTTATAAGCTGTCGGGGTCACCCGTGATGTCTCTGATTTCTGATCGTACCTGTTCTTTCCGTAGTCGCAGAGCATCGACTCCAATATCAAGTGCGTCCTTTACTTGTTTCGTCTGACCCGGCTTGAAGCCCTGCATAGTAACTATGCTGGTATTAACCTCGTCACGTTCGATACGCAAGTCCATCAGGTTTATATCTTCTCGAACCTGTGGGGTAGTAGGCAACAAGGTGATGGACGCTTCCAGACCGGCAAACACATCCATAGCCAATGGCTTTCCGTCACTGATGATGTTGGATCGGAAGTTGGCCCACGTTGGATTGTTGATGATGTCCAGTCGTTCATAGTCACCGACCAACTCCGTGACCCACGCATCCGCATCAGCATTGTTGAGGGTGGTAACGAGTGCTTGGATAGCATTCTCGAATCCATTCTTGCTGATGGTATTGTCTGCGATTACCGCATCGACACCAGCTTCATAAGCGTCATTAAGAGTTGTCATACCACCACCGCTAGTTCTGAGTTTGCAATCCCGGTTACGACTCTCCAATCAATCGATGCCGGATCAATCGCTCCCGCTGTCGGGTTGAATAACGTGAAGCGTATTACATTTGTCACCGGCACGAAAACTTGAATGACCAGATCGTCCAGACTGGTCGCGTCCGTGATCGGTGCGAAAGAGATCACTTCTGTTCCTTGAGCAGCCGTAACAGCCACGTCAAAGAATACACTTCCGTTCGACGGGACGGACGGGAAGTCAATCGTCGTCTCGAAGACCTGAATGTTCTGGAAGACTGTGTCGAATCTACGCACCTGTACCCTCCAGCATTCTCCAGCGTGCCGTGCCGGTGTCATCGTACCAGAGCCAGACGCACTCGTTAGGTCCAAGGACGTAGCCTACGCCTGTCGAGGTAATGATGCGATTCGCTGCCAGACTGAGCACGTCCTGGTTGGTGATCGTGATGGCAAACGCGCCTGTGTTGTAAAGGCAGATACGATCACCGGTTTGGGCAAAGCCAAACGACGAATCGATACCCGTCAGATTAACCGCGAGGCTAGCCGAAAGGAGGTTCATCGTGCGCCCAGCGTTGTTAGGCCCAAGCTGAAGATCATTTTGGTTAGCACCGAAGATAGCCTCGGTCTGACTGCCGTTGTTCATTGCTCCGTCGATACGTGCACGACCAAGAACACGCAGCGCTTGTGTACGCGTAGCACCAAACGAGGGCATTGCCTGCACGAACAGATTCGAGATGTCTTGAATCGTGCCACCGTTCAGTAGGACCGCTGGCGAGTTGATCTTGAACGCTTGCAAGTCAGAGACAGCTTGACCGTTGACGTCTATGCTGCCGCTTGCAGTCCACAGTACGTCTGAGTACTCGCCACCAATCTGTACCTGTCGCAAGTTAGGACCAGCGAACATGACGAACCAGTTATTCGAGTTCGGTACTGGATCAATGACACCAAATGAAACTGCGTTGACGTTGAAGCCGAGACCGATGTCCTGTGTCCCAAGATTACTTTGTTGGAAGGTCCAAGTGTCTGTAGCTGCGGGTCGTAGGAATAGCGGGTTGCTACCAATGTTTCCGATGGTTGACCAGATCATTGCAGCTTGTGATGTGAACCAGCCATTCCAGATATCAGCTATAGCAATCGAGCCACCATACTTGACGTAGGTGTTGTCATCGAGGTGAATATCACCTGCACCGAATTCAGACTCTGCCGTGCTGTTGTTCAGCAGGAAGAAGTTGGATGCGTTAGCGACCAGCGCTGACCGAACAACTGCTCGAACACCCGTGACAGGGATGTTGATGTTGTTCATGTCGAGGCCGATGTAATTCGCAGCGCGCTCAGTACCAAGAGACTGTCCGAAGAGAGCCTGTGCAGGATTGAGCATTTGAACGCCACGGATGGTTCCGAAGTCAGCGATGGCTGCTGCGTTGTTCGTATTCCACAGAGGGCCGACTGAGAGACCAGTGACGTTGCTGATCGTTAGATTGTCGCCAGCATTCCGCACCCGGATAATCGGAGCGAAACTCAACGCCCGATAGTTCGTGACTGATATTGCGCCAGCACCTTGAATGTCATATGCGCATTGGGCTGCATAGACGAAGGTCTGAGCCGGAGCGATGCCAGGAGTGAGCGATCTGTAAGTCTGACGAGCAAAGAATAGGGTTGTAACTGAGAATCCTGGATTCACAGTCCATGTAAGAATGGAGTTGTCATCCAATGCCGACATGATGAACAGAGCATTATTGACAGTGATGGTGTTCGCTAAGAAGATGCTCGCTGATACCAGACCACCTGACGCCGGAATGGTATTCGCAAATCGAATGCCACCTGCTGTGATTGCATCAGTCGTCCAATCCCAATCGATGTCCACGCCGCCATGAATCTCAACACGTCCACGGTTAGCAGCCTGAGATCCCTGAAGGGGAAGTATTCCACCTGCGGCGACACTTCCGTACACAAATTGATCAGAGCCCAAGAGCAGAGCTAAGTTAGCAATGTTCGAGCCATCAGGAACCGTGAAGAACGCCAACTCAGCCGGAGATGATGTCGAACTGATGGTTCCCGTGGGAGCCATGCGAGCATCAATCACCGCGCCGAAGTCGTAGCCGGAAGCGCCAGTCCATGCCGTGAAGATGATGGACCCGATAGTCTGACCAAGAGTGACCGCAGTGTGAGCCGATGTATTGTCGTTGGACAGAGCGAACGTCATGATCGGTGGCGCTACTGTCGAATGTCTGTGAAGGATCATCGTGGCGTCAAGAACACCACCGATGTCATTGACCTTCATGTGAGCATTGTAGTTCGCACCATTGACAAGGATGCCACCTTGCTCAGTACCCGGAGGACCGAACCCGACGTTCTGAGTGAGCATCATCGGAACCGTAAGGTCACCCATGACGACAGTGTCAACATCGAAGTTGGAACCGTCATCTTGGTAGAGAGTGTTGGCTGCTACTACGCCGGGATTGACGGCTTGAGATACGAACTCAAGCCAATCGGTTGAGGCAGGTCCACCTCCACCGGGAATCGTTATCGTTTTGGTTGTGCCTGCACCTGAAGCGGTGACACCTGCGCCAACGAAGTCAAGGGTGTCGGCTGGAACACCAACCGGGGCACCCTCGTCCTCGACAATGATGGTGCTTGCACCACCTCCACCAGGAAGCCAATCGTAGTCATAGTTATCGGCAGTGATCTTGGTAAGAACTGTACCAGGAGCACCATCGTCAGGAATTTGTATCGCTACAATTCCTGAGAAACCCAGACCTGATTGCGCAGTCATGAGCTACCTCAGACTACGGTGTTGATCAACTCGCGCACCTTCACGAGTTGCTCTTCTTTCCCTTTAAGCTCTTCTGCTCTCGCGTCGAGTGCATCAGCTTTCTGCTGGAGTGTTTCAGACATGCCGTTGAGCTGACTAACCTTCTCAGCGACTTCTCTCTTAGTTGATTCCACGGCAGCCATAGCGGCTTCTGCCTCATCCGCTAATTTTTTTGCGCCAGCAATCGTGTTATCAGCCTGTTCACGAGCTGCATCTGATTCTTCCTTGGCTCTTTCACGCAGGAAGACAGCATCGCTGTTGGCTTTGTCCAGGATTTCATTGGCATCATCACGCGCACCAGCCAGCGTGACTTCTGCCAGCTCTTTCAAGCCATCGATCTCTGAACGTATTTGAAGGATCTCACCAGCGGGACCAGCGAGGTTGATCTGCTCACGTGCGGATTCCTCCGCAGCCTTCAGTTGGTCGATCTTGTTCTGAAGACGCGTTGGATCCGCGAGCAGTTCCAAGGCAGCAAAAGATGAGTCGCCTTGGCCTCCGGCAATACCGGCTCCTGCATTACTCATGATGTTGCTCCTGCTTGGATCAGGTTAAGGACTGCCGACCCGGCACCTGCTGTCTGGTTCAAACGAACACCAGTAGGAGGGAACGCATAGTTACCGTCTGCATCAATGAGCAGACCGGCTAAGGTCGGGTGAGGGAACCAGACTGCTGTCGCTGGGTTGAACGTCTCGGCGAACACGTCGTCAAACGTGTGCTCAACCGTGTACGTCGCTACTCCCGTTACATCAACACCCAACCCGATGTTAGTCGGGTTCAGGTATTGATCAATCGGGATCACTGGCGAAACACTGACTCCTGATGTCGATACTCGTACTGGTCTCATGACGCTTCTCCTCTAGTGGGTTTTACCGTCCACCACCAAAGGCGAGCATGTCAACGTCGAACGTTGTCGCTCCACCAGCACCCTCGACCATTGTGAGAGTGGCGTTGAGTCCAACTGCGGGAATGTTTGCCGCATTCGGAATGAACGATCCACCACCACCGGGGAACTGTGCGGCGGCAACGATGCCGTCCCAGAACAATGCGATGTCGATCATGCCTGTCGGACCTGCAGCGAGAGTACCAACCAGCTGCGATTCTTGTGCAGCACCGTTGTTCTCAATGATCAGGTTAACGTCACCAGATCCCGCAACAGAGACAAGGTACAAACCATCTGCCGGAGCAAGAGCGGAAGCACCCGGAACAAAGCCGAGAATGAACGCGTTCGCAACTGGGTCAGCAATGTCGAGCCTTGCCGTGATCCACGATGCAATACCAGCCGAGACCAGTACACCGTCAACGTGCGATGTCGCACCGTTACCTTCGAGAGCACTACCCTGCGTAGCAACGCCAGGAGTTGTGAACCGAACGACGCCGTTTGCATTCGCCAGAACAGAAGCTACTGCAGCGCCGCCAATGGCAACGTTCGAATAGTGAGTAAGGTAGTTCTCGCCACCGCTGAAATCTTCAATGGCTATAGAACCGTTGTTCGGCAGGGGTGAGCCCACGCCTCTGAGGACAGAGCCGTCGCCTGACGTACCGATACCGTTTGGAAATTGTGTTACTTCGATGTTCAACATTATCTTTCTCCGAGTGAGACGTCGCTGCGCCTCGGGTGAAAAGGAAGGAGGGGGTCACTGCCCCCTCCCTCGCTACAGATCTTAGAGACCTGGGGTTCCGAACACCGCACGCGGATCCGTCCAGCCCGGAATGTAACGCTCCGTGGACTTGTACCGCATGGAATCCGTTTCGAAGTCGCCTTCCATTGACTTCTCAAGCCCGCGACGTTTCATCATCGCCAAACCACGGGATGCGTCCGTCTGGACCCACCATGCAGTAGTCGATGTGATTCGCGACAGGTTCGCCTGACCTTGAGACAAGAGCCCCATAGACAGGATCGGATTGATGTCGTTGTTTGCCGTACCGGCTCGAAGGACGCTCTTCAACAGAACTTCTGCTTGGAACACCTGACTCGGACCAGTGACAATCTTCAGCGGAGTCAACCGGATCCGCTTACCGTTATTGTCCACGGCATTACGAATCTGAATGAGCATCTGCTCAAGTGACGTTTGCGACAGAGCCGCAGCAGTCGTCAGAAGGTTCGAGAACACACCACCAGCTGCACCACCGGGTGCAATCGGATGGTTAGTCGCGTTCAGAGCTACTCCGTCACCACCGACGAACGCGCCATTAAATGCACGGTTCAGGATGTTGGCACAGAGTGTTTCCTTCGTTTCGATCATCGACTGAGCGAGATGCTCAGAGTAGATCCGACCGATACGAATGTGGTCGCCGTCTTCGACCAAGACTTTGGTAAGCGCGAACGCCAGACCGAAGACCTTGTAGACGTAACGCTGAATGAACAGCACGCCGCCTGCGTCGAATGTCACCGGGGTGCCGTCAGGCATTTCCGGTGCAGCATTGAAACCGAACAGGACCGGCTCTTCATGGTACGAACGGGGGGTACCCGTACGCTCGGTGAAGACGCCTTTCCATTCATCGGCACGTTGTTTGTAGATTCCGTCAAAAGTCTCGTTAAGGATCGGCTCAACGATTGATCGGAAGTCGGTACTTCTCATTGGGACTGCCATGAGTGTGACTCCAGGTAATGACTACTCGAACTTCATTACCAATCAGGGATCAGATAGCGGCTCGAACAGCCGTGTACTGATGATCAGAGAGCTGGACCTGAACGATGGTGAACGCGTCACCAAAGATATTATCAGGGGCGGGATTTACACCGATGACGCGGCAGTCTGTACCAGCGCCACCAGCCGTATCGAGCGACACGTTCGAAAGACCGGTCACAGCGTTGCCGCCGAGAGCCGAGAAGTCGAATTGTGCGCCAACACTAGCCAGAGCTACTGATCCATTGGCCTGGATCTCATAGATCATTGTCTGATCTTCGGTGTAGTAGGCAACAATTTCTGTCCCTACCGTGTTCGCTTCCCAGCGATTGCTAACGCGACGACGCCCGTCAACACCGGTCCACTCGACACCCATAAAGGAGCCGATGATCGGGTTGCCTGGAGCTACGGTACCGAGGGCACCGCTCGCCAGAATAGCAACTGGAGAGAATTGAAAGATATCCGTGGGGTGACCGGAGACAATCGTAGACTGGAGTTGTCGAATAACTCCAGAAGGATGGAACGCCGGTTTTAACCCGAACGGAGAGGCAACATTACTCATGAGGAATTACTCCGTGAAAGATTAATAGTCTTCCGAAGATTCCCCAGTTTGCAGCGCAAACGGAGGAGGCTTCGGTGCCACTCCCAATGCTGCTGTGCCGTCCTCAAGTTCGAGACTAACCACACCGCGCTTTGATGCTGCGGTCATTTCGGCTTCCATCTCACGGAGTTGGCTGCTGAGCTTTTCTTCCTCGCTAAGAGGTTGCTCGTGGTGATTGATGCTCATGTACTGTTCGTACAACTGGAGAGGAAGCTTGAAAGCAATCATCTCGTTAACACCAATGCAGCCTTCCCACTCGCCCGTTTTCAGTTGCGCATGTTCCCAGCCAGGAATGTCCGAGGCCTTGATCGGCTCGTAGCCCAGTCGGATGCGTGAATGAATCGGATCGCGTGGATTTTCCGTGGTCAGCCAACAAACATGGTAACCATCGATCTTCGGAATATCTGGCAATGCAGATTGAAAATACTGTTGGCGAAACTCATCCACTCGTTGATCGTCTGACAGTGCTCTGTCTTGCGTCACATTGCGGTCTTCCATGCGACGGTCGGTTCGCTCTCTCGAATCTTCGGAGTTCAGTCTCGTGTCTGTTCTACGCTTTGCTACCATGATTATGCTCCCCCCGCAGAAGCCTGTTGATCGTAATCGGAATACGACTTCAGGTACTTGTTGCGGAGCACTGGATCATCCCAAACACCAGCCTCGATCATTGCTTCTTTTCGCTCGGGGCTGATATAAACTTCGTTCTTCTTCAATGGACGTTCCCGTCCACCAGTTCTGAACTGAGGTCCCTTGTTACCGGTCTTCTTCTTTCCTGGACCGGCTCCGTTACCTCGCCCACCGGTACGCGAATCAAAGCGTCCCGGTAATGCTTCTGCGGTACGAGTACGCAACTCGTCCCAATACTGTTTCTGCGTCGGGTCAAAGCCTTCCTCGACCAGTGATCGATCAATCGCCAGAACTGTCTGCGAATCCTGATCGCCACCTTGAGGATCCCACCACGAGTTCTCGACCATAAACGACTGGGCGTGAGCTACGTGTCGGGGATCTAACGGACGTTCCTGTTGTGCAGGAGCCTGCCGTTGAGGATTGGATGCCAAGTAATTTTTGGCACCCTCCAACTCACGGAGGTTATCGCGAATAGCATCGCGATGGTTAAGGGCTTCGGCTAGGTTAGCGCCATCGTTGTTGTCAGCTGCTTGCGCAATGACTTGATTCGCTAGCGCGAGATCTGATTTGGCTTTATTGATCGCACCGTCAACATTCGCGATTTCACTGCCGGTGACGCGAGCGTGAGTCTCCTGCTCGAAATGACTGAAGCGTCGCTCCAGCTCTTCATTTCGGCCTTGCAGGAATTTTAGTTCGCGCTCTGTGCGCTCACGAGCCTCTTTTTGGCGTGCACGTCGTGACTTGTTTTCTTTGCGACGACGCTCTCGCTTATCGTCTTCGTCATCGTCCTCACGTCCACCACCAAGGCGAGTCTCTTGATCGTCGCCTTCGTCGTCTTCATCTTCTCCGTCGTCGTCTCCAGCACCTTCGCCTTCGTCTTCGACTTGCCCTTGCTCAGTTTCTTCTTCGTCCGTTACTGCAACGAATTCTTCCTCTTGCTCTTCTTCAGCTGTCTTTGCCTCAGCCATGCGTTATCTCCTTACAGATAAGCGACGACCTCTAACGGGTCGCATGTTATTTGACCAATAAGGTCCAGATCGTTAAACAGAACGAAGCATGCCTTGTCGGCACCTGTCTGTGCACGCACTTCATCAGAAACTTCTACAAACCATGTGTCGCCGCCATACTTCGGCACGCGTACATAGGATCCGGCTTCACACCATTCACCTTCCGGCCAGACATTCAGAGTGTCGCGATTCTTAAAAGCACCGGGACCAAGCGTGATGACTTTAGCAACCTGAGTGTTCCAAAACTCAGTATCCTGGGTATCATGTGGAACAATGATCCCACCCTTCGTGACCTCACGCGGTGACCTCTTCTGAACTAGGATTCGCGAACCAAACGGTACCAAGCCAGGATCGGCTTCCGGAAATGCTTGATCGATTGACGAATAGCCCAGATCGGGTCGTGATTTGCGTATGCTTGTAATCTCAGTCATTCAGGTCCTGTCCTCTTCTTCACCCACTACTTCTTCGAACAGCCGCTCGGCGCGACACAAGCCTTGATAGGTACCGCTCGCTTGACCGTAACCGAACGCTGTTTTGTCGTTCGGTGTCGCCAGCAATGCAATGCACCCGGCTTGCTCCTCCTTCAGCCTTTGCAGAAACTTCTGCAAAATCACAGTTTCGGTGGACATCTTAGCCCCAAAGGTTATGTAAAGTCTAAGCTGGGGTCATGTTTGACGACGGCACCTTGCCACATTTTGGGCCTCCCGTGTCGCCGCTAGACGATACAGAACTTGCCGGAGTGTGACCGGAACCAGCGTCAAAGCCCCCACCCTTCTTGGATGCGTTAACTTTCGGCAACGGTTTGCCGGTTGCTAATGCCTTGTGCTGGTTGATCGCACCAGCTGGATATTTTTTACTCATGATCGTTCTCTCCTGTGGAAATTATGGAGCCCTTGCGGGACAACTAGTCAGTTTTCAATCTGCGTATCGAATCAACCTACCTTAGGTATCCGTGCGAGGCCGGGGGTTCGTAGACCCTGTTCCGGTCTTGATTTTCTGCCGATCAGTAGTTGCCTTGACGCCTGCGATGTCCAATGCTGTAGCGTTATCTTCAGCGTTCATGGCTTCGCGTGAGGATGTTTCCATCACAGTGCGCTCGTCTTCAGCCTGCTCGCGCTTTATCAACTCTTGGAGACGAGCGGCGTGCTCCTGAGCTTTCAGCGCGTCAGCGTTGGCTGCGTCTAAAGCCTTCTGCCTTTCTTCAGCATCAAGCTCCATAAAGGTCATTTCCCGTTCGTGTTCACGCGCTTCACGCTTGTCCACTAAGGTCAACTCAACCCGCTCTCGCTCCCGAGTATCTCTGGCCTGATCAGCCTCACGTTCCTGCTCAATTGCAGCCATTGCATTCGGATCAACAGGCGGCGCAGGTTCTTCTGGTTGCAGCGACTGCATAACTTCTTGCAGCTGCTGAATTACTGGCAACACACCGGCTAAAACTTGATCCACAGCAGGAACAACATCCTGCGATTGCAATGCAAGGTTCTTATCCAGTTCCTTGCGCACTTCAGGGTCACGCAACTTCATCATTTGTTCGAGCGCATCATCGTCCATACCAGTAGAAGCCTGCAACAAATCCACGTTGTAGGTCACGTAGTAAAACGCGATGTGCTCGATGATGTGACCCATGAGCATCGGGATGAAACGCGGAGCGATGAGCGGATTCATTCCAAGAGCCGCCGATTGCGCGTAATCCAAGTGAACCTGGAGATGCGCTAATTGATCTTGCTCTGGGAATGCGGAGACAGGTCTCCCCATCGTCATCGCTGCGTTTTCATTGACGGCATTCTGTTCCTGCGGTGTGTCATCTGGAAGCAGTAGCTCGTCGGGGTTGGGAATCTTTGTGCGTTCGAGAATACGTTTCTCGACTGCTTTAACGTTGTAGACCTCAGGCATCTGCGCAGCACGATCAGCAATAACCTGGAGCTGAGCCATGCGCTGTACGTCAGAGAAAATCTCGGGATCTGCAACGGGCAAGATGTCGTGCGGCGGATCAAAGTCACTCCGCTTCGCCAACGTCTCACCAACATCGTTCTTCATCTCTTCGTCATCGGCGTACATGCGGTCGATGCGAGTAAGGATCTTGAGTACGTGGTTCATGGCACCGAACAGACGCAAGTGAATTGCGCTGAAGACAGTCATGCCTTCTTCGATCAGTGCGAGTGTCGTGCCAACAGGCATCTGAGTGCTCTGCTCGCCCAACTTCTCGAACGTTGTCTGAACGAGACCTCTGCCCAGTTCGGTGACTACGCCAAGCAGTTCGAGCAGAACATTCGACGGTGGGTTGAACGGTACCGGCATAATGAGCTTGCGAATGTCATCACCGGCAATACCACCCTCGATCTCAGTAACTGCAGCGACCTTGAGTTCTTTACTCTGTCCGCTGAAGTTTGCCCCCTTGAGTCGAATCAAGGTAGGTAGGTTGTTCATGTGAGCCGAATCTAAAAGGGCTCGGAGCGCACCAGTCGCGGCACCCGAGAGGCTACCTATCATCTGGCCGAGACCTATAGAGCACGCTCCGCGCCACGGTATGAACGGGAACTCAACTGCCCAGTACAGAGGCTGCTGCGTGTCGTCTTCCTCTTCCCAGTTGCGATTGATTGCAACGATTTTGTGGGAAGCCCCGTCTATTGTGATTCGGTAGGGAGCGTAATCGTACTTCTCTTCCAGCTCATCGCTGTAGCACATGACTTCGTATTCGTTACGGAGTCCGTCTTCATTGTAAGCATCGACTGGTTCTTTACCTTCGACGGCATCGGTAGCTTCTTGAGGTTTGCTTGCCTCTTCAGTGCCGACCATCTTGGCAACGTCTGGTCCCAGATCGGTGTACATGCCGCTTTTAACGCGCTGCCCAAACTCGAACTCGGTGATGTGATCAACGAAGGTGAGTCGGTCGGCTGTGTAAAAGTTGGATGCTGCGTAAGGGACGTAAACGTCATCGCTCGGCCAATAGGTTGGGACCGGGCGTTTCTTTCTCTGGTCATAGACGATTCGCATGTACTGCGATCCGCCGAGGGGGAGTTGGGTCAGAAGCTGCTCCAGCTCCGTGCGGAACTCAGGCATCTGCACTAAGAATTGCCAGTTCATGTAATTCTTAACGCGGTCGCCTTTCTTGAGCCGATCTCGCTCTGGGTTATCTCCGGGGACGTACGTCTTCACAGGTCCGTTCGGCGGCATCAGCTCCTTAATGGCTCTGGATGCAAAATCGACCGTCGCTTCTGTGAGCATGGGATGCACCGCTTTGGATGCACCTTCGAAGTCTGCGCCACCCGGAGATTCTTTGCCCAGGCCTGTACGCTTGATCGCCTCTTCGTAATCTTTCTCGCGTCGCTCACGTGCTTTCTTGTCACGCTCTAAGTCTTCGAGCAGTCGCGTTGCAATTGTGTTTTTTACTGCATCATCGAAATCGTCTGCGATGTTGTCGAACCATTCCTTATTCGGTTTTTCATCATCGTCATCTCCGCCCATTGAAACGATGGCACCACCATCATCAGTCTCAGTGACGTCACTAGTCGGTGTGGCAAATGTCTCTACTGCACCTTCTTCTACGATTTCTTCTGCCATCAGTTGGTGCTCCGATATTTAGCTGCCATGACGTCACTCATGTGGTGCGTTATGTTTGCAAACGCACAAACAGGACACCCTGCGTTTGAATTGACAACAACTTCAGGTCCAAAGCATTCGAGCGCCCCCATGTTGATGAGGTTGCACGCTTCCCAGCAAGGATCCATCTCGCCAGCGGCGAGTTTCGCAGTCAGTGCTTCTGGAGTTTCTGAGATTTGATCGTCAAGACCGCGCTCCCGTAGCGCAAAAAGAAGTTCCTGCCAGTGACCATCGCACCACTTGATCGCGTGCGTGCCTTCAATAGCTGGATCGAGTGCAGGTTGGGGGATGTCAAGGTTGACGGGCTCAGTCATAAGGATTTTCCTTTTTAGCGAGCCGTCTCTCTGCGATTTCGCGTGCGCGGGCTCTCTCGCGATCTTCGGTGGAGTCTACCACGGTGAATGGTCCGAAGAATTTGTCCATGATAAGACGGAGCCCTTGTGTGGAACTGTCCAGCAAGTCATCGCGTTCTACCGACCCAGGGCCAACATAGGAACAGACCTGAGAGACCAGTGGATCTGCCCAAGTCTTGAAGTTTCCCGGATTTACGTCGGATTCAACTGCCCATACCCTGCCTGCCGCGAACATTGGTGAAACGTAATGAAGTCTAGATAGTTTGTCTTCATTACCCGGATTGTAGCCGTGAGTCAAGATGTTCTCTTCCGCCAACTGCTGTCTGATAGAGATACCGGAGGCTTTCTCTTCGATCAAAATGATGTCGGGCCTGCGTCCTTGGTGACCGGCCCGCTGACTTTTGGGCAGTATTATGGGCTTGATCGCAGGCTCATCTGCGTCACCGTACGTGTACTTCTTCTCTTTCTTGATGCGACGCACGAGGTTCGGGAACCCTAGCCAATCTTCCCAAGCATCGAGCAGCATGACATTCGGAAGAGGTGGTTTACCCTGCCGTGGGATGTCAAACACACCCCAAACGCTAAGCGCTGTAGGGTCGTTTTCCTGACGTCTTTTGTCGTAGTTGCGCTCCGTGAATGCGGGGTCAATGGACATGACGACGTATTTGAACTTTGGCAGTCTGCGATCAGCGGGCCAAGTGCGCCACTGACTACGTTGCACGAACCCTTCCTCCTCCGGATCCAACACCTCACCGTGAATCTCTTGGCGACCGACACGTGTGCCTTCGTACTTCTTGATTGAATCGAAGAAGTAGGCAGTTAGGTTTTCGCTGTTCTCGTAAGTCGCGCCGACGACATCCACAACGCGCTTATCTTTTTGCAATCTGCGCACGAAGGGGGTCGGCTTCGGAGTACCCGTCACGCAGAGGCGTGGAGTGTCACCGAGACGCAAACCGAACAACATGTTGTCCCAAGCTTCCTGTGGGTATTTCCAGGATGCAATCTCATCACACCAGATGGCTGCATGCTGCGGACCACGTAATCGTTCCGGAGTGTCACCGGCAAAGCCACGAATGATCGAACCGTTCTTCAGCGTGAGAGATGGCAGCGCTTGGTTACGATCATGGATAAGCTGCGGAGGAATGACAGAGAGCAGTCCAGTCGGTCCCTCGAAACAAGTGTACCGAACGTCATCGTGCGTAGGAGAGACTACTGCATAGAAGCTCGGGAGCATCCACGCCTGCTCGCCGATCCAGTTTGCTCCTGTAAGAGTTTTGCCAAAGCCACGACCTGATCTGATCAGCCAGATGAACTTCTCCATCGAGAGGAACTCTTCCGGAGGTAGTTGCTTTGCTCGTGCCATTCGCTGCCAGCAGATACGCCAGCGCAAGAAGTGGAGGTCCTCCTCAGAGAACGACTGCAAGACTTCAACAGTGCCCTCCGGGAGTTGCTCTTTTATCTCGTCATCGAGATCATCGAAGTCGAAGTCATACTCGAATTGGGCAGGCTGGTGGACGAGCCCAAAGTTGAGCGAGATGAGAGCCAATGCGGTAACTTCCTATACGGTTGACCAAGTTATTCCGCGCCAGCTTAGCTGAAAAAGAAGGGGCTCGTCTAGGAGCCCCTCTCTGCAAGTACCTTATCGTAGTACCGTTTCTTCGTCTTGAGCTTCTTCAATGCGTTGGTCGCCCGCTTCAGTTTTGCTTCCCAGCGCTTGATGTTCGCGTCCACTCGCGCAGCTCGTATTGCGACTTTGTCTTCCTTCTTCTTGGGCTCCACGTAGGGTTCGTCGCGCAGGAACCGGCGGCAGATGAGGGCCGCACCGTCTCGCTCGAACCTCAACTGCTGGTCGGAGTGCGCCTCCCCCGTCAGCCTGCGTTCGAGCCAATGGCTCATGTCGTGGTTGATGTCGTGCCACCCCTGATCCGGGTTGACAGTGAATGTTCCGTATTGCGCCCAGGTGCGTCGGTTCCCAGTTCCGATGTGGAATCGGTACGGGAACTTCTTCTTAAACACCTCTCGGTAGCGCGCCCGGATGTAGTTCATCGCAAGGTTAGGGTGCACGTTACGTCTTTGTGCAACGGTAGACTGCTCGTTCCAGATCTTCTCAACGACTCGGTTGTAATCTTCTGGTGTCGGCACTTTCTTGATGTACATCTTCGTTCCTTCTCTTTACACAGGAACGTTAGTATAGCACATCTAGATATTTTTTGCAGGACGCAGTTTTCCCTTCGCGTGTCGTTTTTCGACTCCGTTAGGTTTTAGCGGCTTTGATTCGAGAGTTTTCTTTTCAGTCCATCGATACTTTTTCGCTAGCGGATATTGCCTCAGCTCATCGGAAGAGGGCACATCCACCCCTTCTCCGAGGAGGAGGTCTTACTGCAGCACAAAAACGGGCGGCTTGGGATTGGCTAGCGTTACAGTAAAAGGGACGACGTTACTAGGACCGCTCTCCCGACCTCCTGTATCAACGGTCGTTGCATGACAGCTGTGACTGCCAAGAGCGAAAGAACCTGCGGGCGCTTCCCACCTTTCGTCTGCACCGGGTTGATTGGTCTGTTCCCAGATCGCAGTAGCACCACCGTCGCAATAAATTTTGTAGCTTGCGATCTC